GATAAATAATGGGTTATATTGTTGATATGTCTAAGTGGAATGGTAGTCCTGATTGGGATACAGCAGCAAAACATCTAGATTTCGTTATTGCTCGAGTACAAGATGGCTCTAACTATGTTGATCCGGTGTACAAATCTTATGTCGCTGCCATGAAAGCTCGTAATATCCCTTTTGGAAACTATGCATTCTGTCGTTTTGTTTCTGAAAATGATGCACGGATAGAAGCTCGTGACTTCTGGAATCGCGGAGACAAGAGCGCGACAGTTTGGGTTGCAGATGTTGAAGTAAAAACAATGAATGATATGAGAGCAGGTGCGCAAGCTTTTATCGATGAATTACGCCGATTAGGTGCTCAAAAAGTTGGTTTATATGTTGGTCATCATATGTATGCGCCATTTGGAATGGCAAATGTAATTGCTGACTTTGTATGGATTCCGCGTTATGGTGGGAAGAAACCGGATTATCCATGTGATATCTGGCAATACACTGAAACAGGAAGTGTACCTGGTATCGGTAAGTGTGATTTGAATGAATTAATTGGAAGTAAACCTTTATCTTGGTTTACAGAAGAGAAACAGCCAGAACAAAATTTATCTAATGGTGGATATCAATTTGTTAAATCAGGTGGATTCGGTGTTTCATTGGTTCCAGAAGTGTTAAGTGCTATGAATGAGCGTGGAACTAAAGGGGAAGTTATTTCTGATCCATCAACTGGTATAGCATACTTACAAACTGCAGTATTACCAAATAGCGAATTAGATAAAATCACGGCTTGGATGGACGAAAGACCTGAGGGGAAATGGTTTTACGAGTATTTTAAAAAGTAAACAACGAAAGCCGTCCTATTGGGCGGCTTTTGTTTAATTTATATTCACTAATTCATCAAACTTAAATTCTGTATTAAGTCCAAATGCATCCGTACAATATACGGTTTTTAACATTGGTTCGATGTGTAGCACATTAATGTACATGTCGTGCACCATTCCGTCACGATAGTACGAAATAGATATTTCCTCTTTACTTTGCATCGAATGAATAATACTTCGTTCAATTTGCTCTTGCATATCTTCAGAAACTATTGGTTTCGGTACTTTGTTTAAATCACCCATTATCTCCCTAATGCCCGCGAACTGCTCTGGAAGTGAACAAAACGGCTGCCATTTGATCATGCCGCGCCCTTTAATTTTCGGTGTTCCCCAATTTGTATTTTCCATGATGATCCCCCGATTCGTGTAATTTATGTTAATTATACACGAACGTTTGTTCTTTTTAAACTGCTTTTTCTGCGTTGTTTTTCCCCTCTAATTCCTTATTTAAAAATTCTATTCGTCGTTGGATAAATTCAATTTCACTTCGGCGGGCTGCGTTATATCCTTTGAAATGCCCTTTTGCGTAACCATCAGCAGCTTTTATTTCATTTTCAAAATCATTAATACTATCTGTTAAGAATTGAATGCGTTCATTCATTATTTCTATGAAATATTCAACAGACTTTCTCTCCATACCCATACAGCTCCTTTTTTACTAAATTACAATATTGTTTTACATATCCCAAAAATCGTCAGCTTTAATCCTTGGATCTAATTCGCGGAGAACCTTTAATATCTTTTGCATTGTCTTCCTTGTTGGCGATCTGTCAGGATTATTAGCTAAATCACCTACTGTATTTCTTTGTACACCGGATCAACATAGTTAGAGCCATCTTGTACTCGAGCAATAACGAAATCTAGATGTTTTGCTGCTGTATCCCAATCAGGACTACCATTCCACTTAGACATATCAACAATATAACCCATTATTTATCCGCTCCTTCATTTCGTTTATCAGCAAACCATTTGCCAGCTGCAGGATTAGATACAACACCTGCAGCAATCAAAATGTATAGCATGATATCTACGTACTCTTGATATCTTCCTAGATTAAAATGAGGGACAGTATCCATTAATACCATCCCTAACAGTGCGAACAACGCTACCCATAATCCGTAATTCTTGAATTTTTCTTGCATCGTTATTTCCTCCGTTTCCTTGTATCAGAACGTTTTATTTTCGCTTCAATTTCACTTGCTACACTTTCCAGTAACCATGTCGGAATCCATCTATCCCAACCAATACGAACGCAATTAGCAGTGAAACTGTTGAAAATGTGGTATGTTAAACCGCCAGTCACCATGAAGAAAAAGAAATCTGGTAATTTAAAAGCGATATCAAACATGTGAGCTAAACATGGCAATAAAAAAAGCACCACGGTACGCGCGATGCCTTCTACTCCATATGCTGATGAATATGATCCATCTAACTTGGAAGCTTTGCTTCCTGTAATCCAATCTAAACCGACTACCATCATCAGGATAAAAATCCAGATAAGATTGGTTTTCCCATAAACCAGACTTAAAAATGTCCCTACTCCGCCGCTTACAAATGAAGCAGCTTTAAACTGTGCTGTATTAAAAATATCGATTATGTTAAGACTTCTGAAAATATCATGAACTCGCTCCAATTGTTCACCTCCTTTTACGTAATAAAAAAAGACACCTTTGTGTCCCTACTTAAAACAACTAACATCCATACCAAATATATCTGCAATATCATTCTCGCTACGATCAGATAAATAAGATTCTGTCGTTGATACGTCACTGTGATTAGCAAGTGACTTTAATTTTTCAAGTGGTATACCTTGCTCGCGAAGATTATCAAGCCTTGAATGACGGAAAGCATGAGGATTAATTGAAACTGTTTTGCCTTCTTTATTACTCAACATGCCAGATAAAATTTCACACCAGTAATTAAAAGCGCTCTTATTAACTACTCTCCTTTGACCATTGCTATACTTCTTTACAAATAGCTGACTAATATTATCTTCTCCTCTATCTTCAAGGTACCTCGAAATTAATAATCTAGTACGTTCGTTATAATACAACCTAAATTTTTTGCTTCTTTTTCCTATAACAGTATTTGTATAATACCGTTCAGCTAATCCATCTTTTAATACCTGGTGCACTTCGTTCTTTCTTGCTGCGCTGTAATAAGAAATAGCGAGATATACAGCGATAAGTATCTGGTTCTGTTTATCCAGTTCATCTAATAACCATTCAATCTGCTCCTCTTTTAAAAATGTGATTTCTCTAACTGGATTTTTCGGTAAACCTTTTACCCTTGAACCAATATTAAATTCATAATCATAATCATCGTCATCAGCACAAAACTCTAGTGTGGACCGTAATGCGCTCATCAATCCATTTACACGAGCATTAGACATGTCCATTTCTTGAAATACAATACAGAGATTACGAATGTCTTTTCTTGTTAGTTCTGTGATTCTTTTATTATCAAAATGCTGATAAATCAAATACATTATGATTCTTAGGTCCCAACGATATTGCTTTAAAGTACTCTTCGCTTTTCCTTGTGATTTCTTTTCAATCAGGAAGTCCCTAACTAGGTTCTTATTATCTGAACTAACGTGTTTATCATAAATTACAGGATCTATAATTCGTTTCATATAATTAACACCCCCTGATAAAATAAAAAGAATAGATTATTTCTGTTCTATAGGTTCCGTTTCTTCACCAGTTCCTTCTGAGGGTTCTTCAGTTGTTGGCGGTGAAACAGGGTCTGTTGGTTGCTCAGGTTCAGTTACGGGTGGTTGCTCAGGCTCTTTTGGTTCTTCTTTCACTGGGACCACCTGCTTCACGTCGATTCGGGAGAAGATATAATCACCAATTACAACCGTAATTGTATTGTTATTGTTCAACTGTTCATTTAAGTAGATTGGATCATAATCATTTGTTATAATCTCAATTTCTTTTCCACCGTTTGTATGAACTTTTAACTTTTTTGTGCCTTCTACAATTGGTAAATTGATTGGCAAAATACGTTTCACATCAATTCGTTGAATAATAAAATCACCGATAAGCACAGTGATTAGGTCATTGCTATTTAATTGTTCGTTTAGCACCTGTGCATCGTATTTCTCTGTTTGTACCGTGTGTTTTAATCCGCCTTGTGTATGGATTTCAATTGTTGGCATATGTTATCAATCTCCTTCTCTATTTTTAATCATTTATCTTAATACGTACCGCCACTTCTGGACTGAATAAACAGTCTCCCTGTAACAGTAGCGTTTATTCTAGCTAAACTATTTGGTGTTATTTTAATTTCAACATAACGACCTCGTTGAAGTTTCCCATCAGAATCCTTTGCTAAATAAGGAATCAAATTAATATCTTGTCCTCTTATAGAATCAAACGGTAATGTATTACCATCTACTTCAATTGTTACTTTTGATGGGGTTTGATATAATTCGAAAATTCCAAACTCAATTTCGTGTGTATGGTCCGGTAATGTTATGCTATGTGTATGATTTGGAATACTGATATCGTGCGTATGATTTGGAATGCTGATGTTATGGCTATGGTTTGGGATACTGATATTATGACTATGATCTGGTAACGAAATATCATGTGTATGATTACCACTAGAACCGTGTGTGTAAAAACTAGATCCAGTTCCTTTTGCATAAAAGGAAGCCGCTGTATTTCTCCCCGGATCAGAAAAAGCTGTATACAATCCTATTGTTACAGGCTCAGCAGGAACAATTCCGCCTCCGTGAAACATTTTATGGACATGATCTCCTCCACCACTCGATGCTCTTACCGTACCACCGCCAGCACTCGTTGAACCGACAGTCGCACCTCCTGAGGTTGTGGAACTTACATTAGCGCCACCAGCTTGAGTTGAACCAACTGTTGCTCCGCCAGCTGAAGTCGAACCTACAACCGCACCGCCACCTTTAATAGCACGTTCAAATGCCCTAAATCTTAATATCTCAAATGTCAGTAACAATTCATTCACATTTTTTACATCGTTAGGTATTTGAAACCTAATGACAGCCGGATGTTCGGGGTCACAATTATCTTGGAAATCTCGACTATCAATATTCGTCGTCCCTTGAGAATACACTTCGTTGACTCTCTGTCGTTTCTCAATATCTGCTTGTATTGTACCTAAATCTGTTACCTTATTTTCTAATACAAGTTTTACATCAAGCGGATTCCCTGTGACATCATCTTTTGAACGATCCATTACACGTAAATCTACTGATATATTGAAATCTTCATCATACAGACGTACTAGCTTACCAGTCTCATACTTTTCTATTTTGTACGGGTCAATTAATTCGTAATCAATTGCATCAATTTCATAAGTAACTTTCGGCATACATGCTTTTAGTAACATTGAATTTGCTGAAGCATAAAGTGATTGAGCATCTTCAAATCGTCTATCTACCCAAATATAATCAAATCCATCGTGTAATTCCCTTACAAACTCAGGGGCATCTATATAAGGAAGACCATTATTAACGCTTTTAATTGTAAGTTGATTTACGCCTTCGCCATAACCCAACGGATAAATCCTAGTCATGACATCCTTAGCTTCTACTTTCCGTTTAATACCCTTCATATTCTTCCGATATCGAAGTTCGCCCGTAATTTCTTCAGAATATCGGACAATATTTAATGTCCAAGGGTAAGACGAATCATCCCAAGTCCATTGGAATTTCTCATCAAAAGGCTTTGGGATACTATATACCGGACCTAATAACGTATCTTCATTTTCCCAGCTATACGAAAAATATTTTGTGAAATCACATCGACCAAGTTTCCAATGTTTTATTCTTTGTTTACTAAGAAGATACTCGATATTTTCCCTTGTGCTTAAATTAACTCTTTCGTGATAACCAAAAAGCACGCTATCCATTAGTGTGGATAAAACGTGCTCACAGTCATAAGTAATTATTTTTTCGTGCACTTCTCTTTCTTCGTCACTGTCCATAATACGGAACATACCAATCCGCTTACCGTTATCAAATATCTCCACATAATCAAACGTTTCAATTTCCTTTCGTTTTGGATCAGTAAATGGCAATGAAAAACCCGCCGTCCAAAGTTCATTTAGTGGCGGATTATACTTTATATTATATGCATTTTCAAGATATGCCTTGAGTTGCATTTGTTTGTTGTAGAGTTTTAGCAATGTATCACATCCTTCTCGAAATGAAAGTTTCCAGTTGTAATGACTGTATTTTTTTAGTTCCCTACTTAAAGATGCATTATTTATATAAAGATATCTAATCAAGAAATTTATGGTAATATTAAATTCGTATTATCTATATAAAGGAGGATAAAATGAATAAACGTTATTTAGAATTAGATTCATTGCGCGGATTAGCTGCGCTAGTTGTACTATTTTATCATTGTTTAAGGATATTTCCTGTTCTTGATATCAAAGCTCCTAATTTTGCAAATCATAGCGATAATTTGTTTATTAGCGCTTTACTTAACACCCCTTTGCGTTTGATATGGGCCGGACACGAATCGGTAATATTATTCTTTATTTTGAGTGGATTCGTACTATCCCTTCCGTATTACGCAAGTAAGGAAATAGAATATAAAACATATATATTAAAAAGATCGTTGCGTATTTATATTCCGTTTTTTGTAGCAACTGCTATTGCAGTTATAGCAAACCTTACATTATCTAAAAATGGAATATTGATGTATAGCAATTGGTTTAACAAGATATGGACTTCTGAAACCACATTCTTAGATATTTTGAATCATATCTTATTTTTAGGATATTATAGTGCAGATCAATATAATACAGTCATTTGGTCATTAGTTCACGAAATGAGAATATCTATTATATTCCCATTGTTAATGCTTGCGATTTTACGTTTTAATTGGAAATCAAACATAGGTATTAGTTTAACATTTAGTTTAGTAGCATTTATTCTTTTAGTTATGATTAATCCAATTTACAATACAAATATAATCTTAACTTTACACTATACTTCTATGTTCATGATCGGTTCTTTATTAGCTAAACACATAGAGTCTATTGTAGATATTTATAAAAAACTACCAAATTCTATTAAAATGATATCATTTATATTTGCTATTATTTCATATACATACAGCGGGATTTTTACTAACATTGGTTTTATACATAATTTTTTAATTGATGAGTATGCAGTTGTTGTAGGCAGCTCATTGTTTATTATAATTTCATTATCATCTGGAATATTCTCTAAATTCTTAAACTTAAAACCTATATTATTCTTAGGTAAAATATCTTATAGCCTATACCTTTACCATACAATAGTACTATTCTCGTTGATCTACACTTTTAACGACGTAGTTCCTATTTATATTATTTTATTAAGTACAATTGTTATATCTGTAATTGTTGCAAGTATTGCGTACTATTTAATTGAGAAACCATCTATGAAGTTAGGCAGAAAGCTGACAAATAAACAAGATGAACAAAAGAAAATAGCTTAAACCGGGTATTTACAATTACCCGGTTTTTATTATTTCTATCAAACAGTAAAGAAAAAGCCAAAAAGTAAAAGATAATGCACAACCGTATTGAATCCCTTTGACAAAATTACCTTCTGTCTCCATATAATCCTCCTGATTTATATTGAATTACTTAATATATTAATCAAGAATTGTTAAATCTATGTGAATTTAAAATGAACTAGATGTAAATGTTTAATACGATAGTTCAAAGAAAATTATTGCATCTTTTTTTATTGGAATTAGTTTTGTACCATCACTTATTGAGATATCAAAATAAGATTCGTTCATCCTGCCGGCTAATGGTATTGCTAACAATTCTGGCGAACCGGTAACTGAAACAATAGGTCTATTTTCATTTCGAAATTTATGTTCAAGGATAACTTTTACAGTTGTCTCATCGGATTTTACGACAGAATCTACTCCTATCGACCTAAAAGACGGATGTAACGATACAACTCCTTCTCCAGCTGCTGATAACTTAATCGCCCCTGAAGCTACAATATATTTCCCTGAATCTCCGTTACTAATTTGAAAAAATGCATTTTTATAAATAAGGGAACAAGAGTCGTTATTTAGAGAGAACTTACCAAAACTGATCCTAACAGTTCTTACTGTTGTATTAAATGGTACTGACGCTTCAATTTCATAAGGATTAAATGTTTCTCCTTTTACAGTTAGATATTGTACAGGTGCTATCGCTTGACTAGCCCCATCGAAAAAAGTCAAAGCAACCACTCCTGTACCTGTTAATGCTTTAGCAATGGTTGTCACTTTAATTTTACTCCCTACAGTTACAGGGAAATAAAACTCCCGACACACATTAGCTGTTCCGCTACCTATACACTCCAAGGTGTCTACATAAGCATTTATTGAACCTCCTTGATTTCGATCCAAAAAACCATTTCTAAAATTTATTTTTAATGTCATAGGATTTCACCACCAGTCATATAAAAATCGCACATAAAACGGGAAATACCTAAACTTTTAATACGTTGCATATACTCTATAGTCTCCATTGTCCATACGGCGATATCCACGCCTTCTGCTCTCGCGTTTGATATCAGTAATGGATTTTGATATAAAAGAGAAGCGTTAGGCAGTAAAACTGAATTTCTATCATTCTTCGCATCAATCAACGCTTGATTAAAAGATTGTACATCATTCACTAGATAGCCCAATGTGATCTGTTTATTTATATTTCTTGCATACGATAGATTATTCGGATAAGTTGATTGGATTACACAACGGGAATCTAATCCGTATTTTACGATTAAATCAATTATTATTTTTATATCGGATTGTTGTCGATACCCTTTAATTTCGGGATAAATAAACTTACTATTACCTTTAACAAACTGAAGCCATTCCTCAAAACTTGGTATCTTTTCCCCTGAGAAGTATGGAAAGTTTTTAGCTGCATCTAATTGACGTAGTTCTAAAAATGTTTTCTCTACAACCTTTCCGGACCCATTTGTTGTTCGATCGACTGTATCATCATGAATAACAATTGGAATTCCATCTGAAGAAACTTGAACATCACATTCTAATGATGTAGCTCCTAATTGTGTAGCTAATTTCATTGCAATCATCGTATTTTCTGGGAATTGTTTTCCAAACCCGCGATGTGCAATTAGTTCAAATGTGTTATCAAACTTGGATTTCATTTGTGTGCTTTGAATTTCTAGGCGTTGAATTTGTTCAATATCTAATCTTTCTTTCAATGTGTTAGATACATTACCGTAGACATCAGCCCTTGCTTGTGCAGCTTCTACAGAAGAATCTCCTTCAATTACTATTTCATTTAATTGATTTTGTACCGAATTCGCCTTGGTCACTGCCGAGTTAGCAGTATTTATGGCATTATTCGATGTATTAATTGCACCTTTCGAATATGATTCTGCTTGATTTGAAATTTGTTTTGCTTTATATGCCTCATCTATTGCGAGATTGATTTTTGGATACCCAACACGCAAGGTATCTCCTGGTAATAATTTAGGCACATCAGCCATATTTGCCACCACCTTTATACATATTTAGCGCGGTACTTGAATGCAATATCGATATTTAGGTTCGAACCGCCTATATTAATTGCATTAGTGCCTGGCATTAATTCTAATTTTTCTAAGTTTCCTTGTAATTGAAACAAGAAATTCTCACCGTTTTTAATCGCTGCATATCGTTCTGCATCAATCAATAAGGACGAATTTGTAAAAGTTCCAAAATAAAAACTCTCACCTTGTATAGTGAGAATTAACGAATCTGCACTTCCGGATATTTCTATTGTAGGTCGTATAATTTTTGAACCGAAATTATCTATGTTTACCAACTGAGGGCTCGTTATTCTAAATTGAGATGCCCCGATTTCTAAAGGGATGTCTGACATAAATGGTATTTCATCTCCCCACAATACACTATCTGTACTATCCACAATTGAATAAGCATGTGGATCATATGCGGTTAAAGGCAATTCAAACTTACCCATCCTAAAATATCGATCAATCGAAAGTGAACCGCTATATTGAACCTTGTAATATTTATCTGGTTCGTAATCATAAATTAGCTTCACTTCTTTTGGCTTTCCATGAGGATCAATAAAGGCAGCCACCATTTTTCTGATGGCTACCGATAATCTATATCTATCTTCTTGTGGTTTAATGATTAATGGCAATTTAAACTCTAAAGGGTCTATATCTGAACCAAAGTAATACGCACCAGGGCGACCAGGGATAGAAACAGTGTAGTCACGAATTGGTGGAGCAGCTGGATGTTGAAATCCTGGCAAAAGCGCTAAACCCAATTGATTTAACGATTTCCCGTCTATAGTTAAACTCATAATTGCCCCACCCTTCTTCCTGATGTCTTAATATGTTTTCCTAATTCTACTGCTAATTTTTGTACATCCGCTTCTTCTCTAATTACGAATGTTGAACCTCTGAACATATCAGCAAAGTTATATGAATCTGATTTATTAGCGTTTGAAGAGGAATTACCATCCGCAGTTCTTTGACTAGCATTTCTACTCATCGCTTCTGAACTGTTAGCCAGGCTGCCGTATACATTGCTCATGACACTTTTTAAGCCGGATAGTTCTTTCATAGAATTAGCCATTGAATAACTCATGTCGCCAATTAATCGGCTCATAGTACCTGTAATACCAAGTGATTTTTCATTTGAAGATAAAGGTGTAACAGATACACGATTCCCTCTTTTAGTAAATAACTCTGGCCCAGCTTCACCGGCAATAAATGATCCGTCCCCAAGAACATGTCCACCTGTTGCTAACATTGGAATTGTAGGGATATGAGTTTTCCCACCACCGACAAATGGAACCCAATCAGGCATATCTATACTATTGATACCTTCAATCAATCCGTTAAGCATCGAAATCACAGCATTTATCGGCCCTTTTGCTGCTAATTCTATTCCATTGAATACTCCATCAAATATTTTCACGATTCCTTTCCAAGCTTTGTCCCAATCTCCTGAGAAAACGCCAGAAATGAAATCGATAATTCCATTTAAAATGGGTTTTAAAACCGTATCCCACACTACTTTTATCCCATCAAATGCATCTGATACAACACTACCTATAGCCTTAAATACAAATTTAAAAGCTGGTAACAAAACTGTTTCGATAATTGATGAAATCTTTGAAAAAACAGGTGAGAGTATTTCTTCCCAAACACGTTTGATAATATCAAATGCATCTTTTACAATATCTTTTATGATCGAAAAACCTTTATCAAAGACTGGTTGTAAAGTTTCAGTGATTATGTCTACTATCTGATCTATTGTCGGTTTGAAATACTCATTGTATATAGCCATTATTTTGTCGCCGAATAATACCCATATAGCAATTAATCCAGCGATTGCTGCAACCACTAAAGCAATCGGACTTGTTAAAACAGCCATAACTCCCGCAAAGGTTACAGCACCTGATGTGGCCAAGAATATTACCGGAGCAAGCGCTGCGCAAATACCAACAAGTATTCCAATCGCAACTGTTATAGCTGTAATTGCAGCCGCTAACACTGGATGAGCTGAAATAAATTCCGCTACTTTGGAAACTATTTCAGCTACTACAAGTAATACTGGCTCAAGAGCTTCTTTTAAATCGTTCATTGCTTCTTTCAGCTTGACCATAGGTGATGCGTCCGTTTTACTTATGGATTGTTGTAAATCATCAATTCCTTGTTTTAAATCAGCTTGTTTTTCTTCGGTTTGTAAAATTGTATTTATGATTTTTTGGCCTTGGTCTTCCCACATTGTCATTTTGTTATCGTAAAGGCTTTTTATCCTCTACTTCTTACACTTCATATTAGTGTAAGCTCGGCATACGTTTTCACTTTTAAAGAAAGTGTCGCGGTCTCGTGGAGGGATTATATCTTTTCACCCTCTATGCTCTGCCCCTGACTATACTTTGTATAGCCTTCGGTTCAAATTAGGATTCGCACCCTCTTTGCTTTATACCGCGATTTTACTTCGGCACAATTTATCATCTACCGAAAAGTTCTACACCAATTGCTTCTTTTAAATCCGCATCCTCGATTTGATCTAGCCATTTAATCATATCTATAAATGCTTGTTTACCTTCTTCTCCACCTTTAGCAATAGCTTTCCCCCAACCTTCTAATTGAGAAAATATTTCTTGTACTGCAGCGCTATCTGGTGGATTTTTCGCAAGTTCTAATTTCTGCGCATTCATTTCTTTAAAAGATTCTAATTCAGCTCTATGCGATTCACGAACAGCGTCCATTTCATCACTCAAACGTTCACTTAACGCTTGTTTGCGGTTATTCTGGCTTTCTTTTAAGGACGATAAGTTCGCTTGATTGACTTCTCTTAATGAATCAAGTTGTGCTTTGTTTGATTCACTAATAGCCTTTAAATCCTCTTGCTTTCTTTGCTGAAACGCTTCTTTTTGTTCTTGTTGTCGTTCTTTTAAAGCTTCCTTTTCATTGTTTATTTGCTCTTTAACTTGTTCTTTACGACTATCTATCTCTGATTTCAGCGCCTCTTTTTTTGCATCAGACGCTTCTTTTATGCCGTCTTTTTCCTCTTTCAATCTATCCATTTGGCTTTTACGCTCTTCACGTATCTTATCCAAACGCATTTTTTCTTCAAGTTCTTGTAACGCTTTGATTGCCGCCTGTCGTTCTTCTTCATTTTTCGCTTTACTTATTTTAACTTTTAGATCAGCACGTTTTTCAGCATTCTCACGATCTTTAAAATATTTATCTTCAGCTGCTGTTTTCGCATCTAAAGAATTAATTTGATCGTCTATCGATTTGAGGCGATTATATTTTTCCTCATCGATTAATTTCATACGTTCCATGTATTCTTTATCGATGAGCTTTAATTTCTGTTCAGACGACTTTTCAAACGCTTTAACTTCCGCATCTAGTGACTTCTCAAGTGCTTTTTGTTTTCTATCATAATTTTTAGATGCTGCATCATATTCAGCACTAAGTTTCTTCTCTAAATTCTTTTGTTGATTTTCATAACTTTTAGAAACTGCATTGTATTCAGCATCAAGACTTTTAGCTAATGCGTTCTGTCTTTGACTATGACTTTTAGAAAGTGCTTTCTCTTGATTGCTAAATGAGTTCGCAAGTACAGACTCTTGTTTAGCAAATCCCTTTTGCATCGCTGAAATCTGTGCATCAGACATTTTTTCAGTGTCGCCTACAGCATCACGGACAGCATCCTTCATAGAATTGCTTAATCCACGCGCCATTTCAACAGAACGAACACGCCCCTCTTTTAATCCGTCCAATAAGTTATCTATATTCCAAGATTTTTCCTTTGCTGCACTTGCCATAATACTTTGTACTTCCTGTGCTGTATAACCAACCCTTCTTAGTTGGGCTCCATACTCAGCGATAATATCAAGTTGCTCAGGAGGGAATCCGATTTTCAAAAGGGAATTAACTAGTCCTAACGCTTCTTTATTAGAAATGTTTAATTCGCTGCCGATTTCATTGGTTTCTTGTATTAATTCCGTAAAATCAATTTGCGAATAGGAACTAGCTATGCTTGCTGCTCCCTTTATAATTTCCGTATTTGCTGCATCAGAAGCATCTTTATTCAATGACCATTGTCTTCGTACACCTTCCAGCGCTTCCTCCGCATCACCGCCATAGGCTGTGACAGTTCTGACTGCATCCTCCACAGATCTCTTTGAGGATTCTGGAACGTCAAAAGTAATATCAATTTTTGTCTTTAACTCAGACATATCTAGAGCTTGTTCTACCACTTCTTTAAGTCCTAGACCAGCGCCTATTCCAGCTACGACATTTTCTAACTCAACGCCTAATCCCTTAACGCTTTCGCCAGCTTCCTCTGCTTCTTGGGAGAGCTGATTTAAATCATTTCTAATGTTTTGAATAGAATTACCATCACCAACAGAACGAAGAGCTTGTTGCAACCTGCCAATATCTACTTCGGCTCCTAGTGCTTCTCTTCCAACTACTTCAATAGCCTGTTCTAACTGCCTACTTGATGCCGTTCCATTTTTAATTGCATTCACAAGACGATTCCCTAATGCATCCGCAAAATCATCAACACTTTTTCCTGTGGCGCTAAATAAAGTCTCTAATTGTCTTGTTGAACTTGCTGCTTTTTCTTGCTCAGCCTTTAATCCTGCAAGACTGTTTTTGAATCCATTAAGTTGCCCTTCTGTAAATTCAATTTCACGCCTAAACGCTCGATATTGCTCTTCATTAATAGCGCCACTTTCAAATTGTGCTTGCACTTGTTGTTGAGCAGCCTTTAAGCTATCTAACTTCTTCGTTGTATTCTCAATCTGTTGAGTAAGCAATTGTTGTTTTTGCGCTAGTGCTTCCACATTACCCGGATTGAATTTTAAGAGTCGTTCAATATCTTTTAGCTCTTTAGATAGTTCACCACTTCTTTTATTGACATCTTTCAAGGCATTTTGTAGACCGGTGGTTTCCCCGCCAATTTCTATCGTTATTCCCTTAATTCTTCCTGCCATGTTATCACCTCACTTGCTTAGAAATTATTAAAGTCATCTTGTGTAGCTTTTCTTGTATTTTCTTGTTCTTTCTTAGGATTTCGTAATTCTACATATTCATCGATATAATCCAAGCAATCACCTATTGTCATATCTTCTAAATCTTCTTTTGAGAGTTTGCATGAATAACAAAGAGCAAGGAATGTATCAACGGAAAATCCACCTTTTCCATCGTTACGTCCTTGCCCTTGTTCATCTTCTGTTATTTTTTTTTTGACTGAACCGTGCTTTTAATTAAGTCCTGAATTTCAGTGATAATTTCAGCAATCGGAAATTCCCCGAATGTATCCAGCCAAGTTAATGGATCCGGAACATCTTTATTTGCTGTTTTAGCGAATGCCCATACTAAGTTATAAATAACTTCAAAATCTAATTTACTTAAATCAACCTGTGAAAGATCAATTTTATTTTGGTCGCCATCAGCTGAAATATATGAAGAAAGTACCCCTAAACTAAGGATATCAGCAAACATATCGCGTCTAAATTGAGATTTATAACGAATAGCCGTACCAGCAGTACTTTTCAAAAGTACTGCCTTATCATCGATTTCAATTGTTTTTTCCATCTAGTTACGCCCCCACAACTTTCTCATATACTTTTGTATACCAAGCGTCATAAATACCAGCTGGTGTAGCGACAGTTGTTGAATCCTTCACTTTTAATGTTCCTGGATGCTGTGATGCAACGAATTTCAATTCTGTTGTAGTCGGCTCTGTTTTATCACTTTTTGTAGAAGAACCAAAGCCCGGACGAGATACGGATACGTTATATAGTACATGACGTGTCGCTTTTACATCGCCATCAAATTCAAACATTAAAGCGATTCTTTTTGTCTTGGCATTTGAAACTTCTGAAATTACCTTATCAATTTCATCTAAAACTTCACCTAATACGTCAGTACGAAAAGCTTCTGTAAGCTTAGCTAGATTTAAAGTTCCTTCATATCCCTGATTACTTGATTCTGTATAATAGTTCATGTCATCAGCGTAGAAATCTGATTGCTCACCTTTCGGCTCTAACTTCATTTCTACCGCACCAGGCAATCTCACCGGCTTAGCATATGTGATTTTCCCTGTTTCATCTTCTGTAATAACGCCATAATGTACATTCTTTAGACCGAAATTAACTTTATTCTCCATTCATATCAACCTCGTTTCGTATATTTTTTGAAATATTTTCTCGGAATCTATATAAATCTCAGATGACTCATAAGGGATCTCGTTGTCATCTAATACTTTTTCAAGTTTGGCTTCTGCAACCAAGTCCTTTTTTGCTGTATAAAGCTCGATGTTTACATCGTTTATTTTGAAATGCACTTTACTATCAGCAATCATATTTGGCGAACCGGTCACAAGATAACAAATAAAAGGCGGTTTAGGTACGGGATTACCTATTGTAGCTGTGAAATGCGAATAAGCCACAGGATATCCTGTAGCATCAAGGATTTTCTTTAATTCAATTAATGTTAATGTCATTTTTCAATCGCCTTTTCCACACGATTTTCGTATTCTGTAACTATCCACTCTTCAACAGGACCAATATGAGGAGTTCCCAATACTCTACCGCCATTAATCATAGCATGACCGTCTTCCAGTAAATGTGTTAACTGGTAATCTGTTTTGTTATGGATATAAACGCTTTTACCGACTTTTCTTTTCGTCCATCCCTTCAAATACCTACCTGAACGGATTAGTTTTTTATCCCTAATATTACTTTTGATTCGTTCAACACCCTCAGTTGCTAACTCATCCGCAATCTGTTCAATATCATCACTTACTACCTGAGAATATCTTTTCAGTTGACTTGTAATTTCATCTGATAATCTACCAATATCAACATTAGCCACCAGCTACCACCTCACAGTACAATTCGATTTTTTCATCTTCGCGTTCGTATGTGCGGTATATGTTATATTCTTTTTCGCGGTACTTCACTTCACGTTCTTCTTGATAATCCAGAACATGGACGATTAAAACGCAACTCGCTTTAATGTCACTTTGACCAGCTTGAAAGAATTCTGATTGAGGGGCAGATTTCTTTTTACAAAATACTTGTCTATTAAACGTTCTTACTTCCTCTTTTTGTCCTAAATCATCTTCAATGATTGCAACTATTGGAAAGTGTAGAATATCGTTCATTTATAATCACCCGCTAAAGTGAGATGATTCTTAAGCATGTTATACGATAATTGGAATCGTTCTGCTTCCTTAGCATCGGCAATAAAATTAGCTTTTGCATACATAATAATCGCTCGTTTAATTAATGAATCTGTATCATCATTTGATTTAAAACCAGAAACACCAGATAACTTCAAATCAGTTCGGGCCGCTTCAATTAAATCATCAATTTCGTCATCTAAAGCATTATGCGAAACACGCAATGCCTTTTTTACCACTTCAAGCATCATGTTTATTCACCAACTGGTTCAAGTTCTTCTAATGCTTTAAGTGCTGCTTCTTTCCCTTTAACCTTTTCTCCATTAGGGAGTTCGTAATATCCCCCACCAACATGGACAATTTCAGGAACAACAGGTTTATAATCACCAATTGGTTCAGTTTCTAGGAATCCTTCTTTTTGTAAGAATTCTACTCTTTTTTGGTCATCTGTTTTATATGATTCTCCAACGCTATAATGCACATAAGAGAACTTATCGCGGAATGCTGTAATTACTTTAAATTCTTGCATTTTCTTTTCAGACATAAAAAAACCTCCTTATTTCAAATGAAAAAGCGGCTATTAAACAGTAGCCGCTTTTTTGACACGTAAGAATCCATTTTTAGAAATTACGTTACCGCCTGCAAAAACTGAACCTCTATGAGCAATCATACCTTGCTTAAATTTGAAGTCAGTTGAACGTTGCACATCCATATCAGAGAAAATAGTAAGTTGGTAGTTTGATAATGGACCATAAGCCATATTGAATTGACCATCTGTAGTTGCTGCATCAGATACCGCTTTACAAGCGCTATTGATAATAAATGGTACACCATCAATTGTTCCAGAGTTTCCATTTGATACAACGTTATATACCTTTTTACCGTCATTAGTACGAAGTTTAGCAAATGCTTTTAGGTCTTTTTTATTTAAGATTAATACGGCTGCATCTTCTACATCTTCATCGCCACCATAGCTATAGATGATTTCATCTAAAGTAGATGCATCAATTTTTGAGATTGCTAAGTCTGTTGCTGGGTCGATCGCTTTTGCTGCATCTGAGAAAATACCAACAAGACGATTTGTCGCGCCTGTTCCAATTAAAATTTCACGAGTGATTTTCTTACGAGTCGCAACAGTAATACCTTTCATTACTTCAGAATCATAATCAGCTGCCGGTAACTTTTGAAGTTCTTCAGTGTCTTCAGAATACGCAGTAATTTTAGCTTTTGTAATGTCAGCATATCCAAACTGAGTGTCAGCCGTAGTGTAATCGCCACTTTCAGTTGAATAATCCCCTTCACCATAGCTCTTAATGTATGGTTGTTGGTAGCTCTCTCCGCCTTTTAGTGTTTTTGTTAATACGCGATCAATTAGTGTAGAAACTTCATTAAAAGTAGGTCGAATATCTGAAGCGCTATGTTTTGGTAATACTACATTTCCGCTTCCTACAGTAACAGCACGATTTTCCATCAATGCTTGTCCACGTTTTTCTGATGCTTCTAACTCTACATTTTGTTGTGGCGGCTCATTGTTAAACGTTTCAACCACTGTACGTACTTCTGGCTCATTGTTGTTATTGATAACCTCAGCCTCTTTCAGTAAACGTTGGCGAGTCTCAATTTTTGTTTGTTCCTCGCTTAGTTCACGTAATTCAGTTTCTAATGCAACTAAATCAACTTCTCCAGTGCCTTCTAATGCCGTTCTAATTTCAGCTTTACGTTGTAAAATTTCTTGTAAACGATTCATATATCATTCTCCTTTATAAGTAAGTTTTTAAAATTAATTTTTTACGTAATTCTTCTTTCTGTTTTCTTTCTTCATGATGTTTATATGGATCGTAACCCCTCGCGCTAACTTCCGAATCAGGATAAGCAGGAAAAGCTACTGCACTAACCTCAAATAATTTCGCTTTAGTTACCGTTCGTAACATTAAGTCATCATCAGGTTCATCTATCTCCTCAGTGATCATGCTAAAACCAAAACTAACACCATCGACATCGCCACGCTTAATAGTTTCATATGTGTCATTTCCAAGCGTCGTTTTTGGTAATGTCAATTCGAATCTCAATCCAATAGAATCTTCAGCTAATTGCAAAGTGTTGTTCTTTGTTCTTCCCAACACTTTAGAAGTGTCATGTGCCCACAAAAACCGTTGGTCGTCTTTTTGCAAAGACTCTAAGAATGCACCTTGTCGGAATTGTTCGCGGAATTTTCGATAATAACCCATAACTACTGAATTCATTCCCCACTTCACAGCGTATCCAGATAGTATTTTGTTACCTTGTTCATCTTCTCTAATTTCCATCGTTTGCGTTATTAGTTCCCTTTGTTCCGTTTTGTCCATTGTTATCACCTCCTTCATCTGTAACTTTTCCTTCTTTGACCAAGGCTGTATCCAATCTTCTGATTGGTTTATCTCCACCTTCAATTGGACCAAGCGAAAGAATAGCTCTCCATTCATTTGGTACTAACGCTCCTCTATCCACCATTTGAACAAGATCCATTTTCGTTTTCATTGAAGCATATTGAAGGGAAGAAGATTCAAAGATAATTTTGTTACCAAATCCTCTTTCTTTACGTGAAAAAAGCTTCCTGGTGTATTCTCCAGCAAGCTGCATAGCTAATGGTTCTATCTCAGATTCGTAATACGCATTCCATTCGTCTTCATTGTATTTACTTTGAATGATATTTTCGTTTGTATTAAAGAAGTTGTAAATACGTTGAACTGTTTCTTGCATTTGTTTTGAATCTGGAACAAACGCTTCAGGTTTAACTTGTTCTAAATCATAACGTGGATCAGATGAAGCTGCACCACCATCATTCGCGATATTTAAATAGTTATTAACAAAGTTTTTAACCTGCATATCTATATCTTCTTGTTTCAATACTGATTTAAATTTAAGAATCCACTTTACTACAGCGCTATTTTTAATGGCTTTAACAATACCTTGATCAGTAGTCGTTACAATTTCCATCAATTGTGATAAAGCTTTACCTGGATGTTCTCCAAAAAAATCATTTTCATTAAAATCTTTGCGTAGATGAATTATATCGGTATATGGAACAGTCATTTGTTTTCCATTTCTAAAGTAAAACTTCAAAAATATGTCTCCGTATGTCCCTTCAACAACCTCAACTGTTGTACAAGGTATAGGATATATTTCAGAAGCATATCCCGAGTCATCCCGTTTAATGTAAGCAAATGCATTATGATTCAGTTCTAATTGATTGGTCATTTTCTCTTGAAACATTTGACCTGTCATCAACGGATTGGGTTCTTCTAATAAAAACCTGATGTATGGCTCTGGATTAACTTTGAATTCTGTATTATTATCCCTAATGTGTTTGGCAACTAACTTCCCAACAGCCTTAGCCTTTGGTCGTATACACGCACGGATTATATCACTCTGATAAATATCTCCACTCCAAGAAAAAAAGCCGCCACCTGTATCGCTAATCATTTCATAACGGTTATAACTTTTAGTAGTTTGAGCTTGCTTCTTTCCAAATATCTTATCTAATAATCCCAAATTCTCACCTCCTTCTTAAACTAAAATAAAAAAGAGAACGCTTATGAAGCACTCCCTTTTTTTGTATTTATATAGTCATTATAGTACATCCATTTGTAACCACCTGTTGTCTTCATTTTATTATTGCAAACACGTGAAATCGACCCACTTGAAATATTAAACTTTTCTTCTGCCTCTTTTACACTCTCAAACATATCTATAAGTTCGTTATTTAACGGATTTATTCGAACTACTTTCTTCGCTGTTGTTTTATGCTTTACATCTCTACGATAATTTCCAATTAAATAATCTGATTCATAAACGAAAACATATCCTTTACATGTTTTAACTTTACCTTTGCAACATGAACAAATTGAAGAAATATCAAATCCTGTTATTTTAGACGTTTCATATATTGAATTAAAAGTTCGAACATATTTCAATGATAAATTCAATTGTACTACACGTTTTGCTGTATCTTGTTTAGCGTAGTTCGTTGGTTCTTTTGCTAACTCAATCCTTAATTTTAAATATTCTTCATTAAAATCATCCTTATATAACCAAATGAAATCACTTGACTGTTTATATTGATTAATACAACTTCCTATTATACCTGAATGACTCAAATTTGTTTCCCTTGAAGCTTCTCTAGCACTTCCATATTCTTTGATAAAATCCCCTTGAAGCGAATATTGTAAAACGGCTTTAGATCTTTCGTTATTTCCACCAGAAAAAAGTTCCCTTAATTTTCTTTTCACATCATCGGTGTGTGTTTTACCGTACATTCCATTATCTTTACCTTTAAAGTGGCCACCATAAGCATTATACGAAATATTAAAGCCTATATTTTTATCGTAAGACTTTGTTTTATCCATCCAGTATTGTTCTCTATTTCTCAATATTACTTCATCAAAAATATATTCAATTACTTCAAAAATAAAATTTTCTTTTCCATATTTATTATAGGAACGTTGCATTCTATTAGAATGATGCCTGTTATAACTTAATTCACGGAAATGATCTCTTTTTCTTTTCTTCAAATCATTGCTACTTCCTATATAAAATCGCTTATTTGACAAACAAGTAATTTTATATATTCCCATATTTTTTGGCATAACAAAAACACCTCCGAATTGCGCTTGTTACCCGAGCATTAATTTATATTTGTAGGGAAGGCGTCTCGGATAACACCTTATCGAATTGGGTAGCTAATCCAATTTTATCCCTAAGCATTATCATATCATGTTATGATAATCGTTCCATTTATCTTGCAATATTACATAGGCATTTAATAGGGCGGCGGTGCCGTCAATTCTTCGTCTCTGATTACTAGTTTTACAAGGTTGTATGTTTAAGTTTTTATCTGTTTCAATGGCCGTATTTGAAAGGCACCACTTTGTGATAGGATTGTTGCTGTAATTGATGATTTTAGATTCTAAGTCTGCCCCAAGTTTTCTCATCGGAGATGACAAAGTTCGTTTCCCTTGAATTACAGGAATAGTCGCATCTGCTCCAAACTCATTTTTTAAGTCTTCAACAAAGTATTTCGCTGACCAACTATCGTACCCTATCCAAGGTAAGTACAGATCGTATTCTTCTCTTAATTCCACTAACCAATCTACAATAAATTTATAATGTATCGAGTTACCAGGTGTTGTTCTCAATAACCCCATATCTCTCCATGTTGAGTATGGAATTTTATCTTCATTGGTTCTCTGTTCCAATAAATCCTCCGGCAACCAATACATATGTTTAGCATAAATCGTCTTGTCATTAGGAACTTTAAAAATTACACAAGCAGAAGTTAAGTCTGTTGTGCTGCTTAAATCGACTCCACAAATACCGTATTTAGGGTTCAATTCTGTTATGTCATAAGTAGCGATGTTATTCAATTGTTCAAATGTTAACCATGCTTCTGATGATGTTTCTCTAACATTAAAATCTTTCGTTAATAAATTTTTAACGAGAAGAGAATTCGCCTTAGCTTTGTTAACTTTCGTCTCTAACTGATCTATCCTTTTAATAGTTCCAAGTCCAGGGTTCGCTTTTGCCCATTTTGATGGATCTGTCCATTCTTCTCGCTTATCTAACTCATAAATAATCGGCAAGAAACGATCATCTTTATAACCGTCTGGGTCATCAAAACCATTTAAAAGCATTTCTGCTTCTTCGTACTTCATATCATATACTGATTCGCGAATGGTTCCTGCCGTTGTAATCATAAATATCATTGGTTGTTCCCTTGATGAAGTACCATCTACTATAACATCGTATAGATTTTTATCTTTCCATGCATGGATTTCGTCCATCATTGCACCATGAACATTAAGGCCATCTAACGTTTCACTATCAGAACCAAGAGGTTTAAATGTACTATCATTCCATTCAGATACCATCTCAGAAACTAAAGGTTTTATACGTTTTAATAATGCTGGTGATTTCTTCACCATACGCTTTGACTCTAACCAAACTAATTTTGCTTGGTCTTTCTTTGTAGCAACAGCATAAACTTCAGAACCAGGCTCGCCATCGGCAATTTGTAAATATAATCCGATTCCCGATCCTACAGTTGACTTTCCATTTTTACGCGCTACCACTAACAAAACTTCTCTATACTTCCGAGTTCCGTCTATTTTATGGACAAAACCAAAAGATGCGGCAATAAACGCTTTCTGCCATAATTCTAATTCAATTGGTTTTCCGCCCCATTTTCCTTTTGAATGCTTGCAAAAGTTTTCTATAAATTCTATTGCATGATTGGCCCGATTTGAACTATATTCCCATTCAGTTCTTGTACTACTTAAATCTGTAACTAGTTTTTTATAAACCCGTCTTACCTTGTCTGATACAACTTCTTTTCCTGTTTTGATTTTGTACCAGTATTCTAATATTGGATTATATGACAGAGGATATCTAATCACGTGTCGCCACAAACTCCTCAAACCCATCACTTTGAGGTTTCGTTTCTACTGGTTTTTTAGGAATATAATCGCCCAATTGTTTCATGATAGTTTGATAACTTTTATTCATTGCTATGTATCTTCTAGCTGCAGGCCTTTCTCTTTCATATGGGTCCTGGTTCTCTGATTGCGAGAACATTTCATCATAACCATTCTCATCAAGATCTTTTCGTATGTCTTCTAGTCGTACACGTAAGTCTGCCGCTTCAACAATTAACCCCTCTACAACCATGAGGGTATCTTTTGGCATCTCTTTATAAATCCGTTTAAGTCTGTTTATTTCCTTTTTAACACGCTCTTCTTTTGTTAGCTCTTTTTTTATCGCCATCAATAACACCTCACTTTTTATGTATTGGGGTAGGGGGGTCACGCGAAATGACCTGTGTGTTACACGAAGCTCCCCTCTCGGTCCCCTATAGACCCTTAGGTTATTTTTGATAGGGGGGGATTGGTTCTTTTGGTGTCTGATTGTTTTCTTCTAATAAACCATGAATGAATTTATCTATTACACTTTCGTTAGCTTCTTTTATTTGATTTAGTGTCGAATTACTAAATACCTTATCCATTTCTTCCGCTAATTGTTTAAACAAATCATTAGCATTATTGTTATTAGGTACTTCATCACCTAGTCCTTGAATGAATACACCAAGAACAATAGCTATCTCAAGTTTACTTAGCTCCATCTATCTCACTCCTTTTAATCTCGATCTATCAATCACCCATGTCTTACCTATCTTCTTTGCTACAATCTTTCCTGCGGCACACAGATTCTTAACATGACCAGGAGATGCATTAAGGATAATCGCAGCATCATTCACACCAATTGTATTATGTAAGAAAGTAATCATTCACCTTTCCTTCTTCCCCATCTATCTATCCTTCTCTTTAATCGACCAAAGAACAACGGACAAAGTCGTTTATAATTCTCTTTATCTCTTTTTAATAGACATTCAATTGAATTCCCAAGCAGATATTCTTGTGAGTACGGCATGAATGTTTGTCCATATAGTTTATAGTATTTGAAATGTCTTACCCCTACTCCAATGCTCTCCATATGTTTTAGATGTTCGTTATATACTTTGCTATCAATAGGAGCTAACCCAAGTGCATCAATCTTCTTTTGTAGACTTATATCACTAATTAACTTCCTATTATTTTCTTTTTCGAATAGTTGTACTAACGATTCCAACTGTCCTGGTGTAATATCTTTTAGGTGTTCAATTCTACTTTCGACTATTTCACTTCTAATATTTAAAGCTGTTTCGTTTATCTTCATACCGTCGCACAAGTGGTTCTTTTTACCAATTACCTTTTCATCATTATCTATTGGTTTCACAGATAACACATTATCACTATTGAAATAATTTATTCCAGGTACAGCTGTTAATTGAACAACTGCGTTTGAGTAGAATAATCTAACTTCACCAGTAACTATTTCTGAACCACCATCAACAAATGTTATCTTGTTCGCTTTAATAAACTTAGCTTCATTCTGTTTCGGTAGACCGTTATCATTACTCTTTTTGTTCTTATACTTTGTTATATGCCACACATCTACAAAAGCCCCGCTGCACTTAGGACATACATTAATCTCTTTATAATCTTTTTTAGATTTATATCCGACTCTTTCTTTATTCCCACAGGCTAGACACTCTGCCATATGATGATATCTACTCACTCATATCCCCTCCTAATCAAATCACCATTCTCATCAAACATTACATCTTCTCTAATCAATACAGCTTTACCAAACGTCTTAGTGTTATGACAAGGTAAGCATAAGTATTGTAGGTTCTCATGATTCAATGTGATATCTGGATTATCTATAGTCTCAGGCGTTATCTCAACAATATGGTCAACGATATATCCTGGTACTTCTTTGCAATGCTCACACATACCATCTAACGTTGTAGCAATGTACGACTCTCTGCATTTCTCCCAAGCTGTTGACTTATAGAACTTCTTTGCGTATTCCTTTGCCATTCACCCACCTCACGATAATCTCTTCTGTAAATTTAGCAGCTCTTTAAGTTCTAATTACTCTTTTTTACATTCCCCTGTGCTATCACTATCAGCATATAAATCTGAAGCTTTCCCTTTCATTGGTTTTATCAATAGCGGTTCTCCAAATGTTCCATCTTCATTACGCACAGCTAAATAGATTTCTTTTACTACATCTTTAGTCGGCATCATTCATCCTCCTCCATCAATTCATATTCTCTTACTCTTGTAAGTGCGTACTCGAGAGTACCTAAGATATTATCTGTGCTATTACTTTCACTTACTTGTACACTTAAAATATCAACTTTCTCTTTTAGTTCTTCCACAGTTGCAGATAATGATTTGACTGATTCTTTTAACTCTTCATTTTCCATAGCTAAATTAGTTAAATACTCGATTCTCTTTTTGAATTTAACTTCTTCAAATATCTGTTTTTCAAAATCCGTCATCTCATCCTCCTTACAAAATAAAAAAGCAGCTTATAAGCTACTGTAATTGTTTAACTATCTCTCCGAATAACTGTTGCCCTTTTTCTGGATATCTTTCTAATCCACCATCAGCAAAGTATTCACCTTCACTATTTATCATTTCGATTAACACTTCACCTTTTTCCCATACCTGCATTGACAATGTTGTACTTGATTCAAATTGTTTTAATGCTTCCTTTCTGTCTACCGTTGCCAACTTAATATCTAAATCACCATGGTCCCACATCGAAATGGTATAGATCAGCACGAAATCACCTCAAATGAATTTTTCGATCAATTTATCTAATGCACTGTAAATAAACATCGATTTCATAATAAATTATTAAAAATGTATACATAGGTAAATAGAGAAGAATATAGTCTTCTTACAGAACGACATATACATATATCTATTTGTAATTTATAAGATAAAATTGTCTACACATCTATATACAACTGTAATTTTTAACCTGTATCTATTTTGTTCCATTCAGTTTATCTTTTCTTATAGCTTTCAATTGCTCCATTTCCTTATGTACTGAATCGTCAATGTCATAACCAAACTTATTCTCTTCCTTCACCTTAATGAACTGAATCATAATAAGTAAACAAATTGTCATTCCCACACAGTAACCAATAAAAAAGCTTAACCAAGTCATCCCTCTCACTCCTTCTCCCTAAATGCAACACGTTTGCGCTTATCTTTCCTTAACAATAACCAAGACGCCACCCAGATCACGGCAGCGCCTAAGATAATTGCTATTGGTTTAATCATTTATTTACTTAACCTGAACTAATGGATTGGCTTCACCACTCACTTGCGGCAACTTACCATCCCATTTTTCAATTTTCTTCATTTCTACGATTTCAGGAGTTAAAGATTCTTTAAGAATTTTGTTTGCTTCCGCTTTACCACGAGATTCTTCGATTGTTTTCTCTGCATTAATTGTAGCTTGTTTCTTCTCAATCTCTGCTTTTTCTAAGTTTTGTTGAGCATCTACTACACCTTGAATAGCCTTCGCTGTATTTGCATCTGGCTTAGGAGCTTCTAAAGTAACTGAATCTACTAAGAATCCAGTACTATCTACCATTTTTCTAAACTCTTTTTCAATTGCTCCATTAATTTCCCCTTGATGTTGAAACACTTCTAAAACAGAATAATTAGAGAAAACGTTTAATGTAGCCTTCTTAAGTCGAGTTTGTAACCAACCATTTTCAATTACATCTGGAGCCTGTCCTTTAAACTTGTTATAAATCTTAGGAAGCTTCTCTGCATCATTCATATAGTCATAAGATAGGCTAACAGTTAATGGCTTGCCATCCTTAGTTTGCACACTGAACTTATCAACTTTTACCGTCTCTGTTGAAATAGGATAAGCTGTTACACGCTTAAACGGAGATACTAAATGCCATCCTTGTCCTATTGTTTCTTTTTCAATTCCAGTACTTCTGTTATATACAACACCTGCATGCCCTTGATCAATTACCTTCACACTCATTGCTGTTAAAATTCCACCTGTTAAAAGACTGAAACCTAATACTGCTGCACCTACTATTTTCTTTGTATTCATTTCCCTTTTTCCTCCTTGAATATATCTTTAATTTTTAATACTGTATTTCCAATGAAATCAAAAACTCCTAATTTGCCGGCTATAATCCATACAGCTAGAATGATCACCATAATGGCTATTAGACCTACAAACAGCGAGAACATGTTATTCCTCCTAACCAAATGTCCATTTTGTTCAGTTTTACGTTTAATGTGTAATTTCTATATAACAAAGAAAAAAGCACCCGTAATGGATGCACTTTTCTTTGTTATACTTCAGTCGCTAATTCTTTGACTGCTTTTAATGAACCTAAAAATAACTGGTATACGTCATAACTGTTATTAACAGTACACGCTTTATACTTCGTAATTACTTTTTCTGTAACCACAGAACCCGCATAATTAATTTCAAAGAACATCGCAACTTTAGAAGTCCATTGTTCGAATTCGACACACTCAAAATACTTACCAGAGTACTCGCCTTCTTCCGCTTTAGCTTCTAGCGCTACACCTTCTGTAATTAGATTTTCTAGCATATTATCCCCTCCTTTCCCACTCTATCTATTCGACAGAAAAAGAGAATATCCTACAAAATAAAAAGCCATCACCAAAGTGACAGCTTTCAAGGGGATGGGAGAAAAGAGAGAAAACAAATGGCAAAAGTTTCTCTTAGATCAAGGCTGAACACTCTCAACCTTCTCCAAGCCACCGCATCATGTAATTTTTTAGCTCTTATTAGCTACGCGCTTTACGTTCGGTGACTGGGAGAAGGGCAAGAGCTTCCATAACCTCTTTCAACCGACGACGTTCAGTAGTTTGCTCCATGCGTAAGAGCTGTCATCGGTTCAAAGAGAGCTAGGGACTCTCTCGTTTATACTCCGTAGAGTCGGTCATGCATCGGCTGTCGCATGGCCTTCGCAAACCGTTTTTGTTATATTTCGTCCCGTGACAGATGAGATATAAATATTGTCGAATATAAAGGGAATCAATCTTTATATTCACATCAAGACGGTACTGCCTGTTTCCTCCGCCTTACTATAGCCAACATATTTTAAGGGGACACTGAAAAGGGGATAACAGTGCTATATTGGCTATAGTAAAGAGGTGACTAGTCTCTTTACACCCTGTTTTATCCCAATAGTAAAAATCGTGAGTAATTACTATAGGTGATAATTCAAGTTACGTATACAACAAGAATAGCAAGTATTGCTCACTCAATCATGAGCAACCACCCCCATTCCATTTTCAAAACCAACATATTAAAAGAAAATAGACTTATATTTATTATCAACTCAGAGGACGCATTCCGAGCTGATTGATAAATATAATAGAAATTTGGAGAACTCTTATCTCCTTGCCCCGCAGTGAACCTCCCCGCAAACGAGTGCATCATGTTATCGCCTACTTACATTTCAGCTAAATAACACTTTACGGAGATTCCCGAGTGCATTCGTTCCTGGTGGAATGCCAGCACCAGAAGGGATTGTGTTCCCCTTCTGATACTAACTTTACCGTTTATTCAATTGCTAAAAGGTACCCGATATAGTATCCCGAATAGTAGCCCAAAAGTATCAATTTATATAATGTTTATGGCATCAGCGAAGTTGTTTATAGCCGATTTCTTTTTTCGATAGAATGTAGCTCTTTTGATTCCAATAACAGTGTAGATGTAATCATCATTTAAACTTTTAGTGTTCATATATTTCATTTCGAGTATTTTTCTTTCATCTTCATCAAGCGCTTCTTCTAACGCTCTTTTTATTTGAATGTATCGAAGGTATTTTACATCATTGCTACAATCCCTTAATTCCGGAAATAACAATTCCACTCCAAATGCAGATCTTTCTTGTAAATTATGAAACTTAACTTTGAGAACACGGTAATCTTGCAGAGCCTTGATTACTTCCTCTAGGATTTTATCTCCATTTACTAATTGTCTTTGTTCCAAACTAGAATCCCCCTATTTCTGAATTTGTCTTTTTAACATCACGTAAGGTACGTGAAATTTTACTATCTCTTTGTTGAATAAGGGAAACATGCTTAGTAAAGTAGCCCCCACCAATCTACTCTGCATGGTTCCGTTATCCATTAAATCCAATCGATATAACTAAATTGAGCTGGTCTAGAAAAATACACATCTATAACTCTATCGTTACCTTCAATACGATCCCAAACATATATCTTTGTCATCTGCTCAGCTCCTTTATGATCTTGTCCATTTACCTAACTTCTTGTCCCATATCACAACAATTAACTCTTGTTTATTTAAATACTCCCATAGCTTCTTACGTATCGGGAACCCTTCATTAATGGCCTTCTTGCTACCTTTCACATCTATAACTTCTACACGCCCATCTGAGTACGTTACTTTAAAGTCTGGCGTAAACTTCATAGCTGACTTTTTCGACTTTCCTGACTTCGTTATGCTACTTTTAATCGTGAATGTTGGGATTAGTTCATATTCAGGATGAGCATCTATTTTTAAGACGTCATCCCTTGTTTTTAGGTACTTATAATAGTCACATTCTGCTTTGCTATCGAATTTTATACCATCATATATAACTTCTTTACTTCTAATCTTCGGTTTCGCTGCTTTCTTTCGTTTCTGCTGTTTTCTTTTCTTAATCAACTAGTAACCTCACTTTCTATTAAAAGAATTATTTTTAATTCTCTTTCCAACTCTCACCTTTACGTAAATGAATATTCCAGGCTTGTCGATCTGTAAATCCCATTGTCCTCAATTCCTTTATATTTTGTGGTTCTTCATAGGCGAAAGTACCGCTGTATTCTTTTCCAAAATCAAAGCCATAATCAACTACCTTATCAGAATCAATACTGACTTCTTGAACACCACCTTTTATTTCCACTCTTTCTCCGTCAGGGGTTTCTAAAAAGAATTTCGCACCTTCTACATTTACTCCCATTTTCCTAACCTCACTTTCTAATCAAAGGATTATTTTGTTAAAAACTTTAAATACTCTACTTCTGTTACGCATTCGAAATTATAAAATCTCTGGTTATTATCAGTAATTACATAATGAGTTTCTTCCAATGGGTCGTTATCAAATAAATAAAGATATATACCACCATGTGTTAAATCATACGGTTCTTTATCTATAACTCTTATATGTGTAGCTTCTATTTGATTGCATGGAACTAATCTAACGTTGAGTATCTCCATCTTTATCAAAATGCTCCTTCTTTTGTTTAGTTTCTTGACGATTAATGAATTCTTTCAAAATTAAAATCGTGGCTTCTTTTGTTGTATATCCAAACCGCTTTGCAAATTCTTCTGCATGAGCATGAATATACCCACGAAAAAAATATAATTTTTCTCCTTCTGTCATTTGATTGGTTATTTTTATTTCATTATTCATTTTCTACTTCAGCACATTCATCGCATTCAAATTCCCAATGGCCTTTTTTATCGGGGAAATAATGACTTGCAGGTTCTCCGCAAGCACACCAGAATCGAGTCATGTCATCCCTATACTGCACACCTCCGTCTTCTCTTTGTATCAATGTCAATTCGCCTTTAATCATTTCCCTCTTCCTCCCCTGAATAAAACTCAATATTCCGTCAATACTGTAGACAACCCATTAAGTTACTTTCTCCTTGTTCCCCCTTGGAGATGAGCAGTTAGCTTTTGCTAGCTGCTCTTTTATATTCTTTGTGTATATCAGCTAACGCATGAAATGTATTATTTTGAATGAGCCTTAAAACATCAAACGCTTCATGCGGTGTTAAACCTTCCTCCTCAACTAATCTTGCTAAACCCGTAATAATTAACTGTTGTCCAAAACTATCTTGATTAAATTCAACCTTATTCACTTCCCATTCTCCTTTTCTACAAAATGAAATTTTTATACTAAAGTCCACACATTCCTTCACACTCATTTATAAAATCATCAAGTGTTATTTGATTTTCATTAAGATCAACCTCAGCTAACGGTGTGCAACTTTTATGCACAAATGTTTGATTACGCATTTTAGGAATATTCCTGATCGCTTCATCAAACTCTACAGCTTCTTTCCATCCCTCTGGATCATTCTTTTTTATATCTAGCCATAATTCATTGTTGTGGAAAGGACAGCCGATACAACTACTCTGCGGCGGTGTTCCCAACCCTAAATCTTCAACATACTTAATGCAATACGATCTATCTTTCCAAAGCACATCTACCAATGGGTGTTCAGCGGTTAACCATCTCGATTGTATTGGCTTTACCCTCTGAATCTCGTCCAATGATATCCCTTTCCAAATATGCACTACTTCTTTAACCCACTGTCTTGGTTTGTATCCCAACAACTCACGGATCTTACGATTTACTGGCTGAATTTTATATTCCAATGTACATTGCCTTCTTATAACAACCTTTTCATTTTCTGCATTCGTAGTGAAAAATGGCATTGACGCAAATCTCTTCTCATTCTTCACTCCATTTATCGCATCTTCTCGTATGTTTCCTCCGTTGGTAAAGATGATCTCTCTATCGTACTTTTCTTTTATATACTCATTTACTTTCTGTACCCACTCATAAACGTGCTTAGGTTCCCAACCCGTATCGCTAAAAATTATGTAATCTGGGATGATTCCGTTTATTTTCCCTTCTAGTGCCAGGAGAAGGAGCGCGGTTGATTGCGTCCCTCCGCCATAGCTCAACACATGGACGTGTTTCTTTCCGTCATCGTATTCGCTTTTAATCATGTGGTTTGCTCCTTCTCTATTAAAATGAAGTTTTTGTTTGAATTACCCTTGATACTTTTTGAACAACTCGGCCATTGTCATATTGTTGTATTTTGCCAAGTCCTTCGTTACGGCACATACATTACGGAAAGCTGTGCAGCCCACTCCAACATCGAGGTATTCTAGTAGATCCACATACCAATCATTTCGATATGTTTCTTCGTTATCGTTTATTGTTTCTACCCAGCATACTAATTCTTGGTTGTTGACTTCAGCTTTGTCGGTAGGAATCGGTTGATTACTTCCTGTATCCCATCGCCATCCACCATTTTTCCAATGACCATCATTTGCATCCCTATTATCCGCATCATCACTTAACTTTTGAAAATCTTCCTCCGAAACTTCATATACCTGATACGATGTAGTTTCATCACCGTATGTTCTCTTTGCATTAACACCTAATCTTTTTAAATCTTCAGTTATGTTCTCTTGCACTAAGATCTCTTCTACCTTAATAATTTCATAAGCTTTACAAATCCACGCCTCATCATCAGTGTCTTCTGCATCATCATCTAGGAAGATCTCTATTCTTAATTTCATTCCATTTTCCATAACTACAATGCACTCATGTGAATTATCAAGATGACTCGTTTTCTCATCATAATCATCTATCATTTGTCCCCACTCGCTAGGAAAACTATCATAGAAGTGTTCTATAGCCCCTCCTAACTGTAAGTAATCACCATACGTATTTTCATAAACTAAGATTTCTTCCATTACTCATCATCTTCTTTCTTATATTCTCTTAATTTTTCTTGCATTTCATAAATACCAGAATGTACTTTTTTGATATCTTGTTTTAACTGTTCTGGAACATCGTCCACGAGTGCCAGTACCGTATTTGCCCAACTCATAAATTGAGAAGCATTCCCCATATAAGCTAAAGCTTGGAAAACATAATCCTCTTCCAATCCCAACGCTTTTAAATTTTCTAGATTCGGCCGATAATCTAATACATTATCTGAAAACCCATTATTAAGTAGCGCTTCATTCATTGCGGATTGAATAGCATCAATGCCGAATTCAGAATATGCTTCGAAACATTCACGCACTGATTCTGGAGTCCATCCTTTTTCAACCAGTTCCTTACACTTTTCAACCAACTCTTCATATGTTTTCATGGCTATCTTCCTCACTTTCTAATAAAATAGCGTTTTTATATAAATTTTTTCACCTTTTAATCTGACAAGCATATATTATTGTGTATGACACTCCACAGTTCATACATTCAAACCTTTCAGTCTAGGAGCACACTTATATGTGTGCTCTCTTTTTTATTTATTTTCAAATAACGATTTTGTTAAAATTCCCACTGGCCTTTTTTCTTTAATGACATGCTCCATACTTCCAAGTGATGCATACAATATTAAAAATTTACTCGTAAAAATCTGATTACGATTCTTTAAATTTTTTTGTATCTCATGAAACATTCACCTACCTTACTAAGAGTGCATATAAGAATGCGCTCTTTTTATTTGTTGCTAAATAAAGATTTTGTCTTAATTACCATTCATTACGTTCACGAATGATTTCTAGTTGCTCCTGTGTAATTTCCATTTCAACCGGATCATAATTATTTTTGATAAACTCAACATCATTTGATAAAGGTAAGCTAGCAATAAATTTATAGAAATTCTGTATATCTTCCTCATTCGGTTTCTTTAAATCATTTTTTATAATGTGAAGAGCATCTGTAACTTCTTGTGTATCTAAATACTCATCACTCCAATCACCACAATCTGGTCCATCACATAAATAACGGTCTTCCTTATTTTTAGCCTTGAATGCAATTGTTGGTATTTTCATCTTTCATTTCCCCCATTCTCTTTGCCACTCTTTTGGCATATCTAACTTGTTGTTTTATATAAGGATCGTTCCAACTTCCGCCACTTGCAATCCAATCAGTTAAGCGACTTTTTATATCTGTAAGTACCTCGAAAGGTAATAAATGAGCAATCTTATTTAATTCGTCCATATTCTCGCCCTTTTCTCCAAAATAAGAATTTTATTTAACTTTTATTAAATCTTGTATATAGTTTCATGGACTTAAAATCTCTTTCATCAAGATACGGATGCCAAGCAAGGAATTCATTAACATCCATATCTTCGTACCAAGCCTTTTTACTTTCACGTTACTTCTTGTCCCACCATATTTCCGAATAATTCCTCTGTCACATGTTATTGTTAAAGATGATGAAGCCACAACACATCACTTCCTAATCAAATAACTATTTTGTTTAAATTTCATGTAGTTCGCCGATATAAGCTGTAACATATTGAATATGAGATTCTTGATTGTTATTTCCGAAACATGTCTCTATTCGGTCTATGTTTATACTTGGGAATCTTTCTTCCAATAGGCTTATCAATAACTTTTTATTAGTATCGTTATCCGCTAATTGCAACTCGTTATCTTCTTTCATAAGGATGAATCCCCGATCACGTAATTGTTGGATTTTATCTACTTCATCTTTTTTATCCGATATTGGTTTTTTGCTAAAGATTCTACTAAGTCGAGTTAAACTAAAAGCGAACTTTACATCCAGCCCACCATACTCAGTGAAGGTCATTTCAGAAATATAATTAAATCCAATTTCTCTCCACCAGCCTTTAATTTTATTAGTTAATGCATTAAGCTGTTCACTCAAACCATCAATAGGCTTCATATCAGCCATTTTTTGTTCTAGTTCTCTAATACGTAAATTTGCATTCCTAAGATCAGCACTACGTCTTTCTCGTTCCTTAGCTAAATCAGATTCGTAATTTGTTTCTTTAGCTATAACTGAAATATGACTTTCTGATAAAGAAATAAGTGTACCCTTCATCTCTTCTGTTAACTTATCTTTTGATAACCATTCATGCATTTGTTGTGCTGCAAAACATAAATCTTTTAATCTCTTTAAAGTGACCGACTTTTGATCTTCATTCAAAATAACTAATGGTTTTTGATTTTCCACTTCTCATTCCCCTTTTCGATTAAAATAACGCTTTTATAACACTTCATCATGATTAATTTGTTTTGAAATAACTTTAGCTTCATGACCGTAATATCCGTTATGTTCGTTGTAAGCTACAAATTGGAGAGTCCCTTTAGATGTGACGATATCGACGAACATTACATCACCTTCAAAGTACTCACTTTCTATATCCAAATCATGCTTTTCAAGAAGCCCTTCTTTTAATTCCGTATCAGTTATTTTTACATCAATAAGTTGCGCACCTATAAAATCGTTAAAATCATCTTCTGACATAAAGTAACCAAAGTTTTCGCAGCAAGATTGTTCATCATCAATCAATAGCTTGATTACCTGTTCGTTTGTCGTTATAGCGTAACCACTCATGCTTGCCCATCGCACCTTCTCTTGATGCTCTTCAATTTTTAAGATTTGTTCCATTTTTAGTTCCTCCCTTGTTTTCATACAAAATTCAAATTTTGTCTTAATATCCGCTCGCTAGTCGATCATAGTTAACTTGGTTCTTATCAAAGTACGACTTTTCCATATCTTCAAATGTCATGCCTAATTTCAATCCAATTACTACTATTGAAGCTAATGAAATTGTGTAATCTCTAGGAACACTAAAATCTGCCGTATAGACTATTTCGAACAACCTATGGTATGAGAGTGATTTAGCTTTGTTTATATCGTCAGCGATAGCTGCCTGTAAATCTTCATTCAGCAGAATTTCTAAGTGCCCGTACTTATTACCCAAACTAGCCATAAAGTGCATGCAATCCGCCCATTCATCATACTGACGCGCTTTATCATCCTTTTTGTTCTTCTTCCAATACTTGAAGAACCCAATCTCATTACTTAACTCACCTAACTCCGTAAATAATGCGTGTGTCACATCACCAGTTAGGTTATTGCCTTCTAACCCATGAACCTCAACCACTTTACGATCTAGCTTGTCCTGCGCTTCAAAAATCTTTTGTATGTTTAACATTCCGTTTCGCTCCTTATAAGTAACTTTTTAATTCTTTCTTCCGAATTTTCAGCTCATCTAAAGCTTTCCTTGTCTTCTGCCTTTCACCATCCATCATGACTAGGTGATATTCCAGATTACTAATATCGCTTTCTACCTTTTTAAGTTCACCTTCCACCTGTATTTTGGTTTCTTTCTTCATTCAATCCCTCCTACAGTCCTAATGCTTTCATGATCTTTCCGATATTTTCATCGAATCCAATTAACGGTTTATAATCCGTCGAACCTTCTTGCGGGTTAATAAGAAATGTAGGCAGCGAATTCGATTTTAATTGTTCCGTTAAAAATTTATAATCATGCTCATTTTCATCGACATTTCTTTCAATCAATTCCACATTTTCTTTTATATCCGGCGGCAGGTTTTCCAAATTCGCTTTCGCTCTCATGCATTTCGAACAAGAATTTCCTGTAAACATAACGATCTTAGTTGCCATTCTCTTCAGTCTCCTTTGCTTCTGCTAATAATTGAGTAATTTCGTAAGTACCATGCTCTAACTGTTCCATGTCTTTCACTCTTTTATTTGGCGGATCATATTTACAAATGTATTTATCCGATATATCAGCAATCATCATCGCGTAGTTCGCCATGTCGCTACACTGCCTAATAACATTTGCTGAAAACACCGAGTAATTTGAAGGTAATTCTTGAAACATGCTATCTAATTCGTTTAAATTCTTACGTATTTGTGACGAAAGGAAATCCACCGTGCAATCCGTCCAACCTGTTTTATGTTCGTTCTCCTTCAATTTACTTTCCATATGCTCTGCAAACCATTTAACTTCGCTTCTAATCATTCTCTCCATCTCCTTTTATTAATTCGAATAACTCCTGTTCACTCATTTCATAAAGCTGACGGCCTGTCTCTTCTTCTTTATAAATCCCCTTAAGCAGAAGTACTTCTATGTAGATTCGCTTTTTGTTCACGATTGAAATACCTCTTATTTTTCACTACTGGAATTGTCATTGCGTCTTCTTTGCTCCACCCTTTATAAACACGTTGGTAATATGTTTTTTCGCTTATTCCATTTTTAATCGCTATAGCCGCATTGCTGATTCTTTTAATTGGTTTTTTTGTCGCCGCTTCCATTGGGTCAAAACCTAAATCCATAACCCTTTTATAAAATGTTTGATAAGCAATTCCGTTACTTTTAGCAATTTCTAATTCTTCTTTATACTCTTTAGAAAAATTCTTATGTTTTAATGGTTGTGTCGCCGCTTCGTATGGTGTCATTCCTCTTCTGAGACGAGCATAAAACGCTTCAGTTCCTATTCCATTATCCAGTGCCATCTGAAGTTCCATGCTGTATTTATTGCATTTAACAGCAGCTTCATGAGGATCCATTCCGTCTTTTATTCTCTTTTTATAAGTTCCATAATTAACACCGTTCAATTCAGCTAACAGCATTAGAGAGCGGTCAGTTTTTTTGTTTTTTGTATTATGAAGAGGTTGTGTAATAGCTTTCTCAACCGACCAACCATATTCATTTACACGTTGGTACACATTTTTCTTTGAAATACCATTTCTATTTGCAATTAAATACTGTTCGTCTGTGATGTATATTCTTGTCATTTTAAACTTCCTCCTTATCTTTCATTGAGCGACGTTTCCCTGTATTTTTTACTGGTTTTGTTGCCGCCTTTTCTAAATCCCAACCATGAATATTCACTCTCGATATAAAAGTTGAGTAACCAATACCGTTCTGTTTTGCGATATCTATCCAACGCCTTCTCTCAGCTTTAGCTCCGTTGATTGGTCTTGTAACCGCTTCTTCATATCCCCATCCAAGAACATTTATCCTGCTGTAAAAAGTACTAGCGTTTATTCCGTTTTCTTGAGCTTTTCTAAGCCATTTCTCATATCTTCCTTTGCAATTATGTCTAATCGTTCCAGGTGGAGCGGTTAACGCTTCCTCTAACTCCCATTTGTCTGTTTTATAGATTCGATAGTATAGTGTATGTCTGCTTATTCCATTAGCTTTTGCTCTTGCACGCTCCTCATCAGTTAGCCAACGATCTAAAGCCATTTTCTCCCTCCTTAGATAATTTCTTTTAATTCCCCGTTTTCATCGTAGCGATTCCCTTGCTTTCCTGGTGGCTTCGTAGCTGCTAAATGATATGACCAACCTCTTTTTAATCGGCTATAGAATGTAAAACGTGATACGCCATTTTGTTCGGCGATATGCATCCACTCTCCGTGTTTTCTATCAAAGTCCATTTTCTTTGTGCCAACTGGTTGTGTTGTCGCTCTTTCGATATCCCAGTCATAACGGTATATCCGTTCTTGCAACCTTCTTCTGTCAATCCCATTTAATTCAGCTTTTTTATAATGCTCGTCCAAGATAAAGAAGTTCATTGTCACGCCCTCCTAATTACGGTTAGTTCCGGTTAGTTTAGTAGCTGCATCCTCTAATTCCCATCCCTTTCGCATCCTTGCATAAAATACATTCAAACTAATTCCATTCTGTAATGCAATTTTGTGGAATCCCTTGTACTTACCTAACCATTGAGTAGCTATAGGCGTTGTTATGGCACGCTCTATTGTCCATCCATAATGTTTCACACGTTGGTATACGTTTTCCTTACTGATTCCATTTTTCTCTGCGATTTCATAATGTTCATACATAATCACCTCATCATAAGCCGTTGACATTTTCATTCCCCTTTCTTAATCCAAATCCATAATCTCCGCTAAGGTCCTTTTGCTTACTACCGTTTTTATGATTTGAATCCTTCCGTGCTTTGCTACGGCATCGCTCTTTGCATCTTCTTCGCTTTTTACTTCAAACCAATCTATTTTTTGCTTCTCGTCCTGATCATAGAAGTGAACTTCAAACGTAGGTGTTATAGCGTTATGACTATTGTTATGCAGGAACTTCTCTGAAGTACTAGTTGCTGTATAATCAAAAGTTCCTATGACATCTTCAAACGAAAGTTGACCGCTCCTCATGCCACAACGCCTTTTTTCTCTTCCTGCTGCATACGATGTATTTTCATTAACCTCGCTATAACGACATGACGCTTTCTATCCACTTCTTCAGGCGTTTGATTCGCCGCCTCGCAAACACATGGCCCAAATTGATACATTCCCATTCCTATATCGTTTTGAATCACCCCAGTACCGTTACACGCGCACATAATCGTCATCCTTTCTGATTACAACTTCGATTCCTCGATCTGATATTTGAGCTACTGCAAAAGCCATATTGTTATGACCAGCAATGTTTAAACGTAATTTATTGAAGATGTATAGCAATTCTTTATCTGAAAATTCAATCTTTTTTCCTGTTGACTGTCGCAGTAATTGCCCTTCCGTTTTTTCTTGCACATCAATTTCAATTCCGGCTTTTTCTGCTTCTATCTGCTGCTGTACTTCCCTTATGCTCTTACGGTACCCGTAACGCTTACCTACTGTTTTTATTAAATCAAACAGTGTCTTTGTTTCAATTCTTCTTACGGTTGGATCGCCGTAACAAATTGAGCAAGCTGTAATCATTTTTTCTTCAATGTACACTTCATGTATGTCGATGTTATCAATTGGTGCAGCACATATATCGCAATATGGTTTAGACGGTGCTTGTACATCATCGAATAGCATTTTCTTATCCTCCTTACGCTTCTATAAATCTTTGTAAACGTTGCTTCGCTATTTCTCTTCTATAACTTGTAGCTTCATTTTTTACAGTTAGACTTGTTTCAACCATTCGGTCATACGAACGTTTCCCAACTTGATTTTTCAGCTCTTTAGGCTCTAAATTACTCGTATATAGCGTGGGAAGTTCTTTTCTATACCGGCCATCTATGATGTTAAACAGTTTTTCTTCTACCCATTCCGTAGTCTTTTCTGCTCCAATATCATCTAATATAAGTAAGTCGCATTCTAAAAGTGCTCTCATGATTTGCGTTTCATTTTCTTTATTTTCACTATTGAACGTGCTGCGAATGCGCTGCAACAATTCTGGAACACTTTGAAACACTACAATATATCCTTTCTCAGAGAGCTCATTTACAATTGCGGCAGCTAGGTGAGTTTTGCCGTTGCCAGGGTCTCCCCAGATCATTAGCGATTCACCGTTCCATTCTTTGAATGTCTTTACATATTTCATTGCTATTTTATGAGCTGTCTCAGAACCATTTCTATCTAAAAACGCTTCAAATGTACTTTTGGAGAACCTTTCACCTAAATTACTGATGCTGAACAACTTTTCTATTTCGCGTTTTTTAGCAAAGTTTTGAGCTTCACGTATTTTTGCTTCCTCTCGTTCTACAACACATTCACAAGTAGGCAATATTTTGTTTTTAATGCGTAGTTGCGGAACTTCAACAGTTATTGCTGCTATATATTTATTGCAATGCTCACATGTATAGCCTTCTGTTTCTTCACTACAAGCCGATGTATTCACTATCCGAGTCATCACTCTTCCTATTGATTCCGACATGTTTATTCGCTCCTTTTCTAGAATTCATTTGAATTGTTAACTGATCGAACTTTTCACGTAGTTTCTTAGGAGATAAGATATTCCCTTGCCAAAACGCATCTGCTTGGCACCAATCAATAACATCTTTAATGTCTTGAAGTTCCCTGTTATCTCGTTCTCTCATTAATCTAAATTCATTTGCCCATGAATCAAAATTAGGTTCTTTTTGTTTAGGATTATTACCCTTGATTAGTTCGAACAAATATTTCGCCGCATTGATGTCGCAAGTTTCAAACTTGTGACGAGAAGTCTTTTTATTTGTAGTAATCTCTGTAGTAATCTTTGTAGTAATCTCTGTATTTGTCCCACGTTTCAATGAGGGAGCCTCTCTCTTTTCAGTGTGGGAGCCTCCCTCGTTATAATGTGGGAGGGTATCACTTTCTGATGTGATAGGGTCTTGATATAAAATAGATATTTTTTCAATATTTTCAACGACAGGTTCTACATACATAACATTGTTGAGCCGAGTTCCATTAACTATGATTGTGCGAAATTCAATCGAGATTAGTTTTCTTTTTAGTAAGTATTTGCATGCTTCTAATACTTGTCGTTTCGTAAAACCGAATGAATTCGCTAACTGCTGGTAACTCTTCTGAAGCTTGTCCGCCTTGAATTTTTGTTTATAACGAATTGCATTTGTTTTTTCATCGCGAATCTCTGTAGGCTTATACCAATAAAAGATTTCACTTAATACTGTAATAGCAACCATATAAGGCTTGCCGTTATCTAAAGTAAGGTGTTTAAACCAACCTTGGTCCATCGTATTACCACGTAAGTTTATTCTCGCGATTTTCATCACATTGTTGTTCATTTAATTCACCTTCTTTATCATCAAAAACGAATACTCCGTTTCAATTTCATAACCAGATAATTTGTATTTTCCTTTTCCAAAATTCTTGTTCATGTCATACTCATAATCTTTCCAAATTTTTGTACGAGTTTGATATGGCCTAACATGGTCATATCCACGTTTCTCTAAATCTCTTACTCTTATTAATAGCTTTCTTAAATCTGGACCCTTTAACGGAATCGGTACATTTATATCTTTATTCCAACTCATGTTATACACTCACCCTTTCGCATACCGCTATATCGCCTTCAATTTTGATTATTTTGTATCCTGGATAGCGATCGGGATTTATATACTCAATCGCCTTCGATTTTGCTTCTCTTTCGTTTTTTACGCCCTCCCATACCCATGAAGGAAGGACGACTTTTGATTGATTTTTATCTAACATAGGTTCTCACTCCTTATTGACTGTGATATAATAGAGGTACAAATATTGCGTCGTTTCATCAAACCGTCGATTAGGGGTAATCGGCGGTTTTTTATTTTGTTATTTTGATGCTTTCACACATCGGAATATTCAGGAACCTATTTACTAGGTGGGGGATACCGTTAAATTCCTGAATATTCCGACAAGCGAAGGCTTGTCCTATTTAGCTAGAGTGATAAACTCCTTATGCATTTCCTCAACTTTATCTGCGCTGTTATGTATCCCTCTAGCTCTTAAATCCTTTATGATCCATGCGAGTTTCTTTCGTTCGTATTCATCGCGCTGATGTTTATCCATCACTTTTCATCCTTCATAATCCGTTTGTTTATGAACTCCATAAATTGAATGAAACCTGCAAGGCCGATAACTGCCACCAGTATCATTAAATGTGAGAATGTGCTTTCTTCCATCATTTACATCGCCTCCTCAGCGTGTTCATGCAATAAATCTAATGCCATTTCAATTAGAGCTTCTAAATGTTCAGTTCTACTTACGATACAAGGAAGTATTCCATGTTCATTTGTTACTGTTGCTGGGTATCTATCTCTTCTGTCTGTGAACGTGGATTCCAGAAGTTCAATCGCTTCTTTTAGTTGACTCATGCTGTAGCACTTCCTTTATTAAGGAGTTTGTCAGCTACTCGAACAGCATCTTCTAATTGATTTGTCATTGATAAGTACTGCGGTCTTGTTAAGTCTTTAAGACCATGTTTTTCTTTATAATTTGTGATACGTAATTTCAAGTTTGTTTTGTAAGCTGTGTTAAATGCATCTGTAAATACTCGCCATGCGCTTGAAATAGTCATTTTTTCTTGGTGAGCATATCGTCTAATCATTTTGTTTAAGCGTTGCTGCAAGTCACCGATAGTGTCGATTCTGTCGTAGTTATCTAATCGATGTTGTACGGTTGTCACTTGTTGCTGTAGTTGTGACATTCTTCTTTCACTTTCCATATTTTGTTGGGCTAACATGTAGATCAACTCAGCTGGCGACTTCGCTTGTTGTTGACGGAATCGTTTTTCTACTTCAATGAAGTATTTTCTGATTGCTCGTCCCATTTCGTTATTTTCTACCATTGAAATCTCTTTAGCTGTATCCATTGTTAAGATAAATTCAGTTGTTGGACGGCCACCTGTACTTTTTCCTAAACTTATGAAAAAGTCTTCGTTTTCTATAAAAGCGTAATTTTCAATGCGTTTCTTAATCCAATCTGCAAATTTTTGTTTGCTCATGAGTTGATCGTGCAACTCACGAGCATTTACGAATTTTTCTCCATTCTCATTTTGATAAACTGGAAGCATTTCGTTCGCGATTACTTTTAATTGATTCATTTTTCTTTCCTCCTCATTAGTTTACCTTAGGTAAACACAACTTCAAAAAAAATTGACTACCTATAGTTAACTTATTTCTAAAAGTTCATCTGTTGATACCTTATATAACTTTGATAATCTCCCTAGTTTTTCAAGGCTAGGCTGTCTATATCCAAGTTCCATTTGGCAGTAAGATCCTTTTGTACATTCTAGGTGTTTAGCTACTTCTTCTTGACTATAACCTAGTTGCAATCGTATCTGTTTAGCCCTTTGCGTATTTAATTTCGCCATGTTAATCACCTTTATTCGTTTCGTTGATTTGATTATATAACACCGTTTACCTAAAGTAAACATATAATTTTAAGAAAATCATAAAATAAAAATAAAAGTTGTCTTTGAGTAAACTTTTCTGTTACATTTTATATGAGGGAACTACTTATAGTAGTCCAATTAAAGGGGAGTATTTAATATGATAGAAAACATTATTGGCATTCGTGTTAAAGAAATTAGGAATAGCTTAGGTAAGAGTCAGCAAAGTTTCGCTGATGCTATTGAAGTAAGTAAAGGAATGGTATCCTTAATTGAATCAGGTAAGAAAAAACCTTCTAGAGAAACTGTATCTAAGATTTCAAACTTAGGTAATGTATCTGCGGACTATGTGATGGGACTTTCTGATTATAAAAACCTAGATGAAAGTCAGTCATCAGAAGTTAAAACCGAATTACACGATATGATCAGTAAGATAGAAAAACTTGATGAAGATAAACAAAAGCTAATATTGAACATGATTAAAGGTGCAGTAAACAGTTTAGACGATTGATGGCGATATCCAGCTAACAATCGTCTATTTTTTTATGTAAACTTCCTATTGATATTGATTTATGTGACCCCTAATTGCATTTAACAATGCGATTGCCTCTTGGTCCCCACCCTTTGCTTTGCTAATTAACACTTCTAACTCTGTATACTTCTCCATCCCCAACATCCTCCAGTACCTTCATAGTAGTTTGTGAATTGTTCACATTCTTTCTCTTTTTGTTTTTTTTAGCAAAAACAGAAAATCTCTATAACGCACGAAATGCGACCATCTTTTTCAAGACGATCGCATTTCTATAAGTATATATATCTTACCAACCTACACCGGGATCATTTGAATATAAAACGATTTTCCCTTCAGTTGGAGCAGCTGTTGATTTTTGATCTTTGTCAGCAACAGGGCTAAGAATTAATGCACCTGCTACCACAAGAGCTGGGATAATAGCTAAAATCTTTTTCACTAGACTTCACCTCTCATGAGTATATTATACCATTTTTTCAAATGAGACCCAACTCTTTTTTGGCGAATCTAGCATAAAATAACGAGTTTTTTTCCTCGAACTTCCGTAGTCCTAACTTAATAGTCTCTCGATCGTTTTTAGCCATCCCTAAGTATACCAATTCGAAAGACGATAGCTCGCCATTCTTATTTTTAATCGACATTAAAATTTTAACAGCTCGGTCGAAATTGCCCATTCTTATTTCATAAAAAGCACGCTCTCCATCTTCCATAACGCCTAATGTATCTAAATCACGATTGTGATACATTTTCAAAAATTGTATTGTTTTAATGATCGCTTTTCTCTTTTTAACTATCTCCGGATTGATATTATCATTTAATATCGCCAACGCATCATTAAAAAGCATTAATGATTGCTCATAGTCATCAAATATAAAAGACTCAGCTTTTAACCAAAGCGCTCTTGCCTTATTAATTAATAAATGTGGTTCATTCTCGCATAATATCAGAACCTTATCGCAAATCCCTCTTACTTCCTGAAGCTCATCGCTCGTTAATTTGATAGATGCTAACCCTTCTTTAATACGAACATTGTGACACTTTTTTATAAACTTATTTTTAATTTTAGATACTTTTCTCTCTAATTTGGTCATACGCTTTGTTAACAATCTATAATCACCTAATTGATAAGATGTGTAACAAAGTAATATACCAAGTAATACTTGCATATCTGCATTTTGATTTTTTTCTTTCATTTCTTCGAGTTCTTCATGGTAATCAGGTAATTCTATTCCCTCTTGTGATTTAAGGTATATCAAATCATACACGCATGCCCATTCCGCATTCTCTTCTGTATCAGAATTTTTTTCTCGATCTATCAAGGTTTTTAACAAATCAAATTCGCCTCTTAGAGATAAATATTCCATAGCTTCACGAGAGTTCTCTGGTTTTGCTACATCTAAGTAAGTCTCTAACATATCTCGTCTGGTCTTGTGATTTTCATATAAGAGCACCAATGTTTTAGCTAGATAACAAAGACTTATTTCTCTCTCTCCTCGAAACACATCAGAGACACCACTAACACTAATTCCCCAAACTTTAGATAGCTGTGTGTACGTGATTTTTTGAGCGGCTAATTCGGAATCCAATTTAACAATCAGTTTGTTTAAAGTTTTAGTTTTTTTCTTTTTTAACAAAAGCGCTTTTTCTTCTTTACTGATTTCTAAAGTATCATGCATGATATTTGCTCCCCTTTTTTCGGAACAAAAGACACGTTGTACCCAATTTGTTACATTTAAGGAAAACGCGTCATTATATCTAGGTTGTGTGTTATAATTATGTATGAAGACTTATGACAAGAGTTCCCCTAAGGCCTTTTAGGGTGGACGGTGTAAGGGTGTTAGCGCACCACTTGCACAGTCATGGGTCTTTTTTACGTCCGTTTATTTTAATGTTTTCATAATACCACATTTTTCCCAAAATTCAGTCGTGCAGTTATCAGACAATTGTTGAGAAAGTTGAGAAACCTCTTTAAATCAACGTTTCTAAGTGATGTAAAAATAAAATATGCAAATATACATGGAACGTATAAAAGACTTCACATGCATATTTTACCACCAATCGCTCAAAATGAGAACACTAGTTCTCATTTTTATTTTCATATTTAGTTGTTAAATAACTTAAAATTTTAAACGAGTTAATAAAACAACTAATTATAGTAGTATGATAGTTCAATATTTATACTTTAACTATTATGATACTCTTTGGACAAACTTTAAAACATTTAAGAAAGTCACGTGATTTAACTCAGACGCAATTAGCTGACAGGCTCAATCTGAGTCAAAGTCAAATTAAGAATTGGGAAACTGACAGGTTTCAACCAGACCTTGAAACTTTGATTAGTATCGCCTCCTTCTTCAATGTATCATTGGACGTCCTCGTTGGCTATTCTAACGAATTCCAAGATGAACCTATACAAAAGGTCATTTCTGAAACTCAAGCAACGTATGGGGCGTTGGATGAAGATCAGAAAGAGCGTTTTTGTAATCAGGTATTGTTATTCGTTCAAATGATTAGAGATAACCGAGAAACGTTCTGATTTGATTTCATTTTAGAAGAAATCTTTTCCAATGGCCAGTGGTAAAATTTTACATAATATTACCATATTTGACATTGAGGGCTACGGCTCTCTTTTTTTATTTTCTTTCGACAAAATATGACAAAATAGTTGTAACCGCTTCTGTTATGATAGTTTCGGAAATCTTACATTTTATCATTGGAGGAACTACATAATGGGGAAAATTTTTAAGTTTGGGTGTTTAGGAATCATTGCTTTAATCGTACTTGGTGCTATTGGCGCAGCATTAGGTGGAGGAGACGACGACAAGAAAGAAAAAGCTTCTACTGAGCCGAAACAAGAAACACAAGCGCCAGCTGCTAAAGAAGAGCCTAAAAAAGAAGAAGTGAAAAAGGAAGAACCTAAAAAAGAGGAGCCTAAGAAAGAAGAAGCTCCGAAAAATAAACCTGGAATTAGTAAAGCTGAGTTCGATCAAATTCAAAACGGAATGAGTTACGACGAAGTTAAAGCTATCATCGGTAGCGACGGGGAAGTTTTATCAGAGACTGGGCAAGCTGGCGAACAATTCCATACAATCATGTATAAATGGGATGGAGAAAAAGGATTTGGCGCTAATGCGAACTTCATGTTCCAAGAAGGTAAACTACAAAACAAATCTCAATTCGGTTTAAAATAAAGAAAGCACTCATATGAGTGCTTTTTTAAATTCCTAATAATTGTTTTTTCTTTGCTCGAAACTCTTCTTCAGTAATAACTCCTTGATCTAACAACTCTTTATACTTTAAAATTTCATCTGCCCCACTTACTGATGCAGCAACTTGAGGCCTGCTTTTATTAACTAACATACTCTCAATGTACTCTTTAATTTCTTCGGCCATTTTTTGTTCTCTTTTTGTAAACATAACTGTATTTTCATCTGTAGCTGCAGCCATAACTCCTCTTTTACTTTCTTGACTACCCATGAAAATAAATTGTATGTAACCATTTGTGAAGAAATTGGCTTTTTTAATTTGAATACCAGTCATATTGTTGATATCAATAGTTTTTTCACCATCTAATCCATGGTTTAAAAAATTTAGAGCACCTTTTCGCTTCAGACGAATAAAGTTACCCTCTATTTTTACTATTGTTTTTCCTGCCCCTTTAAACTCAAATATTCTATCCAATCTCTCCACCCCTATAATCTTATAATATATTACTTAAATATTATAACTCTGATTCTTTATTTACAAAATATAGATTTTAACAACATTTATCAATGTGTGAAACAACTAAACATGGTAAAATAATATTTGGATTGGCGTCCAATACATATTATTAAAATTAAGATGGTTCAAGTCGGAGGAAGGCACCTTAGGGTGTCTTTTCTTTATGAAATTTACCTAATATAAATTATTTGAAAATGCACGCCGCACCTGTGCTTGAAGTTATGTTGCATCGCATGATATAATTGACGTAAATTAAGATAAAGATAAAAAGAAACCATTTAGTGCTACCAACACTAAATGGCCTTAGATAAAAATATTACTTTTTGGAGTTCATGTGGGCCGCTAGGACAGTCACTACCAATGACATCATTCCTAGTACAACGTTAGCCATTGCGCAAACCGCAATAATTGTTGTTGTATCCATAATACTCACCACCTTTCACATCCCGTCGTACACAACTACGATGGGATGTTTTTATTATAACATACACACCCCTCAAAACCTGAATGGATATGTTACATTATCTGAAAAAACTTTTTAATTTCTTCATCTAAATCCATTAAATTATCAGTTATATCTTTATAATACAAATTACAATAAAAAACGTCAGATAAATTGCTTTTTAAATTTCACGTACTATATCTGATTGATAAAACACAATTCAAAAACAAAGTAATACTCCTCCTGTTTATCAAGTTCATATATCTAATTTAAACCTTATTTTCATTACTGTCGTTACCCAAAAAATACCTTAACTAAAAGTTAACTAATAACCCTCTTCATCCATATAACAATCTAAATAACTTACTATTCCTCTTATTCTCTACTTAAGTTAATGGTGGTGCCCTTATATTCTCTTCTTCTTTAGGTAAATAGTTCCCCTAGGTCTTAAACAATCTCATATTTTTCATCATTTCTTCGTAATTAATCTTGACTGAAGGTCTTGAGGGTTTTTATCATGTGGGAACGATTATGGAATACGGCTGGAAGGCAGATTTATCCCCTACTTTGAAAGATCACAAAAAGTAATCAATCAAAATAGATGGATAAGCGTCTTGTTTTCGCCATGCGGTCACTTTTAAGGTATCCGTATGTATAGACCCTGTTCACTCAGCGATTTTCACCGCATACATCCTTTTACTATGGCTTGTCCTTGTAATATCGTCCCTACACGACAAACTGAATGTACTCCCTAGCACCGTAATGCTAACGATAACCACCCGAACCTTTTAGGGATTCGTCCCTGGGCACGTTCTCGCCCTCCCTCATCAGAAGAACAGGATTCCAAAGAGGGGTGCTGTTTTTGTAGGCGCATACTCTGTACCCCCTGCACGACCAACAGCTAGCCACGCACGTAACACGTTCCTCCTATATGTATAGCAGCACGGAATTACGGCTTATCAGTTTTTATTTACGTGGTATCAGGCAATTCCACGCGAACCAAAACAAAAAAGCATCTCCAATTCCTAAATGGCCTGTAGATCCACAAGACTTCTAGGTTTAGAGATGCCCGTTATATATCTTTTGGAATACAAAATAATCAAAACTAGTATTTACTAGTTGATATTTATCCAAACAATAGATAAAATGGGTATATCAAAGAAGCCTCGTGAAAAGGCATAGTTGTTTAAGGTTAGTGGTGGTACACTACTTAAACGTAAACACTGTGGGTTAATACAGTTCTTTCTAGTAAGTGTTGGTTGCAATTACTAGAACTAAGTCATTCCCGCTAATGGTTGGCGCCAATAGCATATGGGAGTGGCTTTTTGTTTTGTGTTCATATTCAATTGTTTTGCTCAATCTATTTATGTAGATTTGATTTATCAAAATATGTTTTGTTTTGTAGAATGATGCTTGTTGTGTACTACGTTACAACAGGCTTTTTTGTTTGTAAATACCTCTATAAGCCTCTTACATTCCCATCTATATAAAATTCTAATTTCATTTTTATACTTTTATAAATTTATACTTTTATAAAAAACTTGTTTTCCGAAAATTTGACGATACTTTTTTTATACTTTTATAAAAATATAAAAGTATAAATTTATATTTTTATAAAAAATATGCTAATAAAGCTTGAAAATACGGCTTTTTAAAAATTGTTTTTAAAAACTATCATCCGTTTATAGATTGATATTAAACTTTTTATAAAAGTATAAAAGTATAAATTTATACTTTACCGTAGGTATGTTGTGTTATAAAATCAAATTATAAATTTATAAAAGTATAAAAAAACTTTTTTTACGAGGTGACGGAAAATGTGCAAGGTTATCACAACTGGTAACTTCAAAGGTGGGGTTGGAAAGACTACCAACGCCGTAATGTTAGCTTATACATTCGCGAAACAAGGAAAGAAAACTTTATTAGTAGATTTAGATCCACAAGCAAATGCAACTGATTTACTATTCAACACAATGAAAAAAGTCCATTCGATTGAACCGGAATTCAAAAGAACATTAGCTATGGCTCTTATAGACGCAAACTTACAAAGCGCGCTGATTAATGTACTACCTAACTTGGACGTGCTTCCTTCTTACGAGGATTTACAAACATATGAGAAATTCCTATTCAGAAATTTTGAGGATGACTTTTCACAAGATACATATTTTGCAAAACAGTTAAGTACAATCAAAGAAAATTATGATTACATTTTCATTGATGTACCACCACAATTAAATAAATTTGCAGACAGCGCCTTAGTCGCTAGTGACTACGTAATGGTTATTTTACAAACACAAGAAAGATCATTAAAAGGTGCTCAGAAATACGTTGAACATGTATTCTCTTTAGCGGATGATTACAATTTACCATTAGAAATTATTGGCGCGTTACCTGTGCTAATGCAAAACGGGAACGAAATTGATAAAGATATTCTTCAAGAAGCAGAAGAGATTTTTGGTAAAGCTAATGTATTCAATAACATCATTAAACAGATGGCACGTTTAAAAAGATTTGATAGAACGGGAATCACTTATAATCTGAAAGATGTTCATGATAAAAACGTTCATACTGTATACCAAAATATTGCAGGCGAAGTCGAAAAAAGAATCGAGATTTTGGAAGGAATGACAACAGTAAATGGATAACAAATTGAATATAGACAAAGAACAGCTTGGTATGAGAAGAAAGAAAACTGAAGGATCTGTGACCTTTACACCCGAAAGTAAAGAAAATCAGGAACGTAGTTTTCCTGACGATGATAAGCTCTTTGAAAAACCAAAGAGAAAACTTACTACAAAAGAGTTACCAAAATCTTTCCGTGTCTCATTAGAAACGCACACAGCAATATCAACACTTGCTACAATTGAAGATATGAAAATTTATGAAGTAATAAATATGTTAATCGAAGAAAAAGTTGCTTCGTTACCTGCACCAAAACAAAAGTTAGTAAAAAACGCTGTAAAACAAGTGCTTGAAGTGAAGAAGAGTCGTGAATAGGTATATTATTTATACCTATTCTACATAAACGTTTTTATAAATTTATAAAAGTATAAAATTATAAATTTATAAAAATATAACTAGGGGTGATTAATTTGGATAAACAATACTTAGTGACTGTAACATCTGTACCTGTTCAAAATAATCCTGTAACAAAGGGAAAGAAATCCTTGTCAACAACAGACAGAAAAAACATAAAAGTATCACCTGAAACACTGAATAAAATAAAAGCCATATGCACAATGAAAAACATGAAAAATTACGAGCTTATTGATGAAATGTTAGATTGCTATATTGCTAATAAGTTGAATTCAAATGAACAAAATAACCTAAAGGACATAATGTCTATACAAAAATAAGCCCTGCTTTCTGTAGGGCTTATTTTTGTAAGTAATTAGATTCTCACCAGAACCGCCACCAAGGCTTTTTCTTCTCTTTCGCTGCAGCAACCTCATCCCGAAATTCCTGCATCAATCTCTTCGTCTCCTGCATCTCACGTAGCGTCTTCATCAATGTCTCATCCCGCGCTTCCAATCGTTTTTCCACTCGTTCATTATGTGCTTCTACGCTCGCTTTGATTTCCTCGTTACTCCGCTTCGCCTGCTCACTTAAACGTTTTTCCATCGCTAACATACTTTGATTCATTTCTTGCGCCATAACGCTGTACTGTTCCTGTAATTGATGTTTAATGTGGAATGGCACTAAGTCCGTTTCCTCAGGCTCTTCTTGAATCAGATCTGGATTAACTTTCTCTATTTGCTGCGCAATCATCTTCGCTGCCTTTTCTAGCGTCATACCGTCATGCTTACTCAGTTCAATTAACTTCTCAATCACCATAATGTCATTGTCTGTGTACTGGCGTCTGCCACGATTATCTTTCTTTACAGCGAATCCCTCGCGTGACAATACTTCCATGTACTTTCTAAGGGTGCTATCACTTATTCCTAGTCGTTTATATACTTCACTAGCAGAATAAACAATTTCGTCTGTCATAACGTCACAACACCTCCTAGTGAGAGTATTCCATGAGGTTTAAGGAAATCCTGCAAATAAAAAAGCCCCTGTTAGGGCTTAGTATTCTATATTACGATTCTTAGGCATAACATATATATTGTCTGTTACCCTGGTAACTCTTCCTAGCTTCGAATGTACAAACTGGGTGTGCTGTTTAGTTAGGAAGAGTTGCTATATTTTCGTTGCAAGACTATCCATGAAATTGCTAATTGAAGAAGCTTGAAAGATACGTAAATTAGAAGAGTTAATATTATACTGCTTATCAGTAATAATGAGGATTGATGGGAAAAATTTAGATCCTTTGGGCTGCCACGATTCGTTGTGCCATTCCTGACTGTGAAAATATAATTCATACCTGTTTATCTTATCTTGCATAATCTTCTTACTGTAAACCGATTTCTGAACTTCAATGAAGAATGGTGATCTACGCCATATTGTAAATGCATCAGGTTCCATAAATTCTTTTCCGTATTTCGGTTCAACTTTAAATAGTTTCGGTTTTTCATAATGGATAAGCTGTTTATATGCGTCCACGATACCAAGAAAATGGGGAATCTTTTGGCTAGTTTTTCGAAGTGTGCTAGGTTGAGGAAAATATATAAATGGCTGCTGCGAGATATTTGCATCCACATGACCGTCTCTCCTTAATCGTTTCATCACCGTGTTACAGCAAGTAACTGCGTTTTTCACTCCTTGAAAATGCAAATCTATAATGTCATCACGTGACATACATCTGAAACGTTTCAAATCGCTCAGTATCGCTTTGTCTCTACTCTTCATAATCTAACACCCCAAACAATTGATTCTCTTCTTGTGGAGGAATCTGAAGCTTCATGTCCTCTTTAGGAATGCGATAAGGTTCAACAATTTGTTTTGCTTTGCTTAATTCTAGATAAGGAGCTTGAACCTTCTTTAATCCGTTCAATTTTAAAATCATTTGGCCCGACTGTTCTAAGTGTTCTGAACCAGGTGTCCCCATAATATTACTGTTAATTGTACTATCGCATTTAAATCCCATTCTTACCGTCATATTGAGCTTTAACTTACCATCTAATACTTTTGCATCAGGACGTTGCATAGAAAGCATGAGGAAGACTCCTAGCGCCCTACCGACTGCCGATATCTTTTCAACTGTAGACATACATTCCTTTTCGTCTTGCAACATTGCCACTTCGTCAATGGCAAGTAAGATATACGGTTTCTGATTATCAGGATTCATTTTGTTGTATTCATCGATATGATCCACTTCATACTCTTCCATCAGTTTTCTACGTTCACGTATTTCCTTCCACACTTGCTGAAGCATGATCTTCATTTCGATTTCTTCCATGCAAACCTCTTTTACATGCTTCACTCTTCGCAAAAAATGAAACTCGGAATTCTTCAAATCACCCAGGTACAAATGTAATTTATCAGGAGACATGTATTGAATGAGTGTGGACAGAACAACACGCACCATACTACTTTTACCACTCCCTGTTTCTCCTGCTACAAGTAAGTGCGGAGTATTGGCTTCAACCATGTCATACACAATCATATTTCCGAATTGGTCCCGGCCAACTACAACAGGAAGGCGATATTGTTTTAGTAACGGCTGCCATTTCTTATAACTGTAATTGTATGTTTGTAGTCCAGCATCCGAATGAAATACATTAAGGACAAACTTCTTGATGTCACCTTCAATCGCTACATTACGCCCTAATATTTGTTGAAAGCAAAACCATTTCTTTTCGATTGTCTTCGGATCTAAACCGTTTGGAATGGTAAATACATATCGTACATTCTCTTTTGCGGAGGAAATATCATGTATCTTTGGATAAATAGGCACCTTCCCACCTCTTGTTTGATGGTCCACATATAAACCTGCTTTTCCAAATACCTCTATGAGTTGATGCTTCAAACTTTGTTTATGAAGCCAATCCTTTACAATCCCCATATGTTCACCCCTCAAAACATAATTACGAGTCTAATAAATACATAACCAATTAGACAAACTCCGCCTATTCGTGTTCCATGATAAATTCCTTCACTTACAAGTTTTGCTGCGGATATATGGTCATTTTTCACTAGGTATTTTTCCAGTACCACTGCCCCAATTAAAACTGTTCCCATGATTCCGAGTGCGAGGTAAGTATTTATCATTTTATCTGACATATGAAGAAACGCCAACGGACTAACAGAATTATATTTTCTTATCTTTGGTACTGTATCTTTGTATGAACCATCCATAAATGAACGAAAAGGGATTACTTGTTTTCTTGTAAACATAAATCCACCATCCTTTTATTATTTATCACTTTCTGCACAAGACTCTGAACAATACTTCTTTCCATTCAGTCTCCAAAACAACCAATCGGATAAAAGACATTTACAATACTCACAAGTTTCTTCTGATGACATCTTGATGTTCATTACATTCTCCCCTTTATAAACAGAATTTTAAATCCTGATGACACGTAGGTTTATCGAGCTGATGCCTTGGTAGTGTTACCTTGATAGCTAACTCGATAGCTACTTTGATAGTACAAATACTAGTTACCTTGATAGCAATTAAGCTATTTACTTTGATAGCTACTTTGATAATAAGTTTAATAACTACTTTGGTAGCGACCTTGATAAAGCATATGGTGTACAGCTTGGACAATATTCACTATTTTTAGGGGTTTATTTTTAGTGAAACTAGGACATTACTGAAGACAACAGATTACTAAAGGAGTGAATATTGTGTGGGGCCTTGGAAAGAAACGCACAAAATTAGGGAAGTATTTAGATAAGCATGGCATTGAGCAAGAATGGTTAATTAGAAAATCCGGTCTCGGAAGAAATACAGTAGGTGATTTAGCTAATAATCCTGACAGATCGCCAACAAGGAAGACAATGCAAAAGATATTAAAGGTTCTCCGCGAATTAGATCCAAGGATTAAAGCTGACGATTTTTGGGATATGTAAAACAATATTGTAATTTAGTAAAAAAGGAGCTGTATGGGTATGGAGAGAAAGTCTGTTGAATATTTCATAGAAATAATGAATGAACGCATTCAATTCTTAACAGATAGTATTAATGATTTTGAAAATGAAATAAAAGCTGCTGATGGTTACGCAAAAGGGCATTTCAAAGGATATAACGCAGCCCGCCGAAGTGAAATTGAATTTATCCAACGACGAATAGAATTTTTAAATAAGGAATTAGAGGGGAAAAACAACGCAGAAAAAGCAGTTTAAAAAGAACAAACGTTCGTGTATAATTAACATAAATTACACGAATCGGGGGATCATCATGGAAAATACAAATTGGGGAACACCGAAAATTAAAGGGCGCGGCATGATCAAATGGCAGCCGTTTTGTTCACTTCCAGAGCAGTTCGCGGGCATTAGGGAGATAATGGGTGATTTAAACAAAGTACCGAAACCAATAGTTTCTGAAGATATGCAAGAGCAAATTGAACGAAGTATTATTCATTCGATGCAAAGTAAAGAGGAAATATCTATTTCGTACTATCGTGACGGAATGGTGCACGACATGTACATTAATGTGCTACACATCGAACCAATGTTAAAAACCGTATATTGTACGGATGCATTTGGACTTAATACAGAATTTAAGTTTGATGAATTAGTGAATATAAATTAAACAAAAGCCGCCCAATAGGACGGCTTTCGTTGTTTACTTTTTAAAATACTCGTAAAACCATTTCCCCTCAGGTCTTTCGTCCATCCAAGCCGTGATTTTATCTAATTCGCTATTTGGTAATACTGCAGTTTGTAAGTATGCTATACCAGTTGATGGATCAGAAATAACTTCCCCTTTAGTTCCACGCTCATTCATAGCACTTAACACTTCTGGAACCAATGAAACACCGAATCCACCTGATTTAACAAATTGATATCCACCATTAGATAAATTTTGTTCTGGCTGTTTCTCTTCTGTAAACCAAGATAAAGGTTTACTTCCAATTAATTCATTCAAATCACACTTACCGATACCAGGTACACTTCCTGTTTCAGTGTATTGCCAGATATCACATGGATAATCCGGTTTCTTCCCACCATAACGCGGAATCCATACAAAGTCAGCAATTACATTTGCCATTCCAAATGGCGCATACATATGATGACCAACATATAAACCAACTTTTTGAGCACCTAATCGGCGTAATTCATCGATAAAAGCTTGCGCACCTGCTCTCATATCATTCATTGTTTTTACTTCAACATCTGCAACCCAAACTGTCGCGCTCTTGTCTCCGCGATTCCAGAAGTCACGAGCTTCTATCCGTGCATCATTTTCAGAAACAAAACGACAGAATGCATAGTTTCCAAAAGGGATATTACGAGCTTTCATGGCAGCGACATAAGATTTGTACACCGGATCAACATAGTTAGAGCCATCTTGTACTCGAGCAATAACGAAATCTAGATGTTTTGCTGCTGTATCCCAATCAGGACTACCATTCCACTTAGACATATCAACAATATAACCCATTATTTATC